TTACCGTGACCGGACTTACACCGGCAAGTGTAGTCCAGCTTTGCTGGACACACGCAACAAAAAAGCGCCTACCCCGAAAGGTAAACGCTTTAAAATTTGCTTATTATGATTTTATATTATAACATACGGCGAAAGTATCATTCAGTATATTATAGTATCATTTCAATAATCTTTTTACAAACGTATAAATCACTTCCAGCCAGTGGCTATTATCACAATTCTGTACGAGATTAATAATCTCTGTCTTATAGTAATTCATTCCACAATTCCTCCCAACGCTCTAATCAATTTCTGTTTTCGGTTATACTTCAAAATCTCGGAAATCTGCCCCATCATATCATCCATTGTCATGTTGCTCTTCATGCTGTTGCAACGCTTACAAGCCAGTTGCAGATTCTTAATATCATTGGTGCCGCCACGAGACAACGGCGTAATGTGGTCGATTGTCATTTTCTTGAATTTGACAGGCTTACCGCATATCGCACATTTTCCGTTGCACTTGGCGTACACGCTCTTTTTCTGAAAGTCATTGAACTGGATTCTATTTGCCATAATATCACGCTTCCCCGATTAACTGTTTGGTAAAGAGATACATTCCCTTTAATTTTGACAGGTCTTTCAAATTGATAAGATTTTCAATGATTCTCTGTCTGTACATATACTCATCCAGAAGCACTAAGCACTCGTTGTTATCTGCGTTCAGTTCGTCAATTGTTTTCTGTAATTCAGCCTTTGTCATTTTATTTTCCTCCTGTGTATCCATGTAAAAATCTAATTATGCAATTTCTACTCTGTATGCAATCATCATTTCTTTAATCACGCTAACGTAAATATCTTTCAGCCGCTTATTCTGCATAATCACTGACAGTTTGTTGATCTGGTTAGTCTGCGCCTTGGTGCATCCTCTTTCCTCGGCTCTGGAAATCGCATTTCTAAGTTGTTGATCCAATCGGCAACCAGCTCTGTCAGATAATCTGCGGTAGCTTTCGTTTCTGGCGGCGGCATATTTATTTCCGAATGAGTAAGAGAAATCATCACTCTCGGCAATCTTTGAAATACATCTGTTTACCCACTTCTCTGTGCCAACATCGGAATCCGTTCCTTTAAAGGTATCAATGATGGTTTTCATGTTTTTCTCTTGTTGGTCTGCACGTTCCGCAAGTTTCTTCTGTTCCAGTTCAGTCTTGGCTACCTGTTGAAAAATCTGATTAAACATTTGCAGTTCGGGGGACAGTTGATTAATGTTGATTGCTGTTTGCTTGTATTTCTCTTCCACTTGGATGAAATACTTGCGAACCTGTTTCCCTTTGTCGTTGCGTTCAAGCATTGCCATTTCTTTGGCAGTGTCAAGTTTGATGAGGTATTCAATCGTGTGTTTACTGCCTGTTACCTGCTCCTCAATTTTGGGGAGCAGGTCAAAATCTTCTTTTTCCTCGGCATCACACTCTGATAATCTTCTCTTTACCCATGTGGAAAAATCTGTCTTGACCGCTAAGCTTTTATGCAAGTCTTTTCCGTACACAACTTTAATTCCTTTTTCGGTTTCATACACAGGAACTAATTCATTTTCAATAATCTTCAAATCTGCCATAAAAAATCTCCTTTCGGTGTTTACAATTACACCGAAGGGAGATATAATGACAATATCAACCACTTCGGTGTGTTGAGTGCTTAAAGGGTTCCGACTTTTCCATGGTGCGGGAATCCTTTTTTATTTGTTTGCTTTTAACATATTCTTGATTTCGATAATTTCCTGTAAGATTTTATCCTCTTTGTCTGCACGAATATCTCCATCAATTAATCTGCGAATATAATCGTTTTTACTCACCCCCATTTCTTTTGCTTTCTCACCGACAAAATCAAGCTGTTCTTCTGTCAGTCTTAACGTAAATGTTTTAATACTCATTAGTAGCATTTCTCCTTTCTTGAAGTCATATTGACTTCTTTCTTATAATATACCATGAAGTCATTTAGAAGTCAATAACATTTTCTATTTTTTTAGAAAACGTATCAATCAAGGTTCTCGTCATTATGACGAACACCTTTTCGCTAAAATTTTAGCAGAATTGGCTTCCACAAAATAATGGAGCCGAAATTTCGGCGGCTTATTCACTGTCGAATTTTCGACAGTGTGCGTCTCGTCTTTTAGGAAGAGTCGCAGTTAGCCGAAGTAAAATTGACTTTGGTGATTGAAGCATCCACTTTTCCGCATGAATGCGGAGTCACTAGTCATTGTGGCGAACCTAGGACAAATTGTCCGAAATGCTAACCGTCATCAAATTGATGATAGTTCAAAATATCAATCATAGAAGTAGGGTGCATCAAATTAGAAGCACCCCTATTAAAAATAAAAGGTGTCGAAATTTCTACGCCTTTTCGCCATGTATGGCTAAAACCCATATAAGCTGCTCAAATTTGTGCACCTTGTATGAATAAACAGTTTGCCATAGTAACGAAAGGTCAATTTGTCCGTTCGCTTCTCATTGCGAAAAACAGCTCCATAAATTTGTGGAACAGCTATTAACCGTCTTGAAATTCACGACAGTTTTTTACTGACGATTCGTCATTTTGATGAATCGTTATTTTTTTTCAAATTTCCTATTCCACTATCCGTTTTGGAGTGGTAAAATACAGATATCATACTGATTTAGGGAGGAAAATGCATATGAAAAAATCCAAAAAGCTACTGGCAATTTTTACCATAATGTTACTAATTGTCTGTATGGCAGTTCCAGTATCGGCGGCCGGTAAAATTAACAAGAAAAAAGTCACTTTGAAAGTCGGTCAAACATTGCAATTAAAAGTGACTGGAACAAAAGGAAAAGTAAAATGGACAAGTAGCAAAAAATCTGTTGCAACGGTATCTTCTAAAGGACGTGTAAAAGCGAAAAAGAAAGGTTCCGCTACAATTACCGCAAAGATTGGTAAAAAGAAATACACATGTAAAGTTACTGTGAAAAAGGTTTCTAATGGCAATGGCGGTTTTGGTGGAAATCCAAATGCTAACAGCAGTGGTAAAAAGAATGTTGTTAGTTATCATGCAGAATCTACGCCGTATGGAGCTGTGGCAATTCTGGAAAACCATTATGACCATGCAGTTGATCTGACCGTTGAATTTATCTATTATCTGAATGGAACAATGGTCGGAGTTGATAAGGATTATAATTTCGCGTTTGCAGCACATTCAAAATGTGCACTTCAAGGCTGGAATTCTGATAAAACGTGGGATTCTTTTAAAATCAATTTGAATATTAAGAAAGCATCTTCAAGTGTTATAACAAATAACTCGGGAATTCATTATTCAGCCAATTTTGGAAATAGAAATGTAGTGGTAAAAGTAGATAACAATGGACGGAAAAATGCGTTTACCACTATTGCAATTGTATTTTATAAAAATGGTAGGATAGTGGGGTATGATGATCGTAATGCTGATGTAAAAAATCCAGGATCGACAGCTTATCTCGAATTTGATTTTCCATTTGATAGGAATTTCGAGGATATCATACCAGATAAATTTGAAGTATATGTAAATGATTCGTATACATATAGCTGGATGAATTAAGATAAAAGGCTAGGGAGAAATCCCTAGCCGATTTTTTCTACTTATCGTATGTTCTATGTTCAAACATTACTTTTGTTCCAAATATATCTATATCATTTGCACCTGTATATAACTCTTCGTATGTTCCATTCTGGTTATCTTCTGTTTCGTAAGTAAACTGAGTTATAAATTTATATGATACGTTATTCAATTCGTATTCTCCGCTGACTTCTGCTAAGCCATTGCAAGCTTTGAATGTGCATTTACTCTCATTTTCAGTTCCGATATTCAATGAAATGGATTTATCCAACTCGCTTTGTAATATTTCTTGCGTTATCCTCATAAGGAAAGTACGTTCTTCATCAGAAAGTTCGTTTTCGGTTTTTATTATCCAAGGAAATCTCATTGATAAAGGATGATCGCTTGAGCTATTTATTTTCGTTCCACTTTTTGTATCATAGACATTAGTTGACAATAAAAAACCAACATTTGAACTAATACCTATGCTACAAATAGTGGTATAGTCAAACCATTCCTGTGAAGACATATTCGCAAAAATTTCATCCATTTCCATAAAACTGACATTTACTTTAAATAAATCAGTTCTGACGATAAGTGTTTTATATTCCGTCCCTTCCGAATCTTTTCCGCTGTATTCTTCTGTATAAAATGCATTATCATCATTTTCATACTGTTGCAAAAATGTATTTACATCATCAATACTTGCTTTTACTGCGATAGGTGAAAAACATTCACATATTATTAATGTTGACGCAACAATAACTCTTTTCACTTTCTTCATACACTCATACCTCCCAATAATTGTTACCCATATTGTACCACCTTGGGACGCATTCTGAAAGCACTATTTCGCTTTTCTATCAATTTCCGCAGTTACGGCAATCAAAAGAGCTTCGGCAAATTTCGCACCAACCGAATCAGTGTATTTATCGTGAATCTGCTTTGCTTCCATGGTGAGATTTTCCCACTGTGGAATATCGTCTTTTGAGATAAAAGCATACTTCTTGTGGAGATTCCATATATCTTGCCAGATGGAAAAGTAAGTCTGTTTAAAGTCCATCAGCGTAAAGAACCCCATGATATTTCTCGAACCTATGCTCTTGCTTTATTTCTGGGTATTTGTTCCAATCTACCTTGCTATAAAACATCTTTGTTGGCCTGGCAAATAGTTCCTTACCGCCATACAAAGCTCTGTATACTACCAAATCTTCCCCTGTTTCTGTATGTCTGGCATATCCGATAAACTTATACAAATACTCGTTGTTGCGTGGCTCCTTGATGGTTTCTCTCTTAAAGTGCTGTACAATGTCTCCTGGTTCAAATAATGGTCTATACATTTTCTTTCTCCTCCTCACCCAGCTAAAAGAATATCTCCAGGATTAACTTCATGGAGTTTTGTTATCTCAACATCTTTCTTACTCTCCCCTTCCCAAATCAAGCCAAGGCTCAGAGCGATTCCTTTAGCTTCGTTTTCACTTCTGGCGCATACAAGCACATCATTAATACCCATATCGCATTCTATTCTCTTTGTTCTTGAAACCAAGTAAAGATTCCCGTTTATTTCCATGCTAACGTCCTCCATAATTTGTTGACTTCTTCGCCCGAAAATCAATTTTATTGGCTTATGCCTATATTTTATAGTGTGAGTGGTTTTGTAGCGGATCCGGTTATTTTATCGCAGTAATTCTTTATCAATAATCTGGAAATTTGCCCTGTGGATATAAAGAGCTTTTCCGTCAATCATTAACTTTGTCATTTTAGGTAGATCGTCCGGGATTTTCCAGAACACCTCGTCACCAGAATATGCGGCTATCGGTTGTCCAAGTTGAGATTTGATTACTACAACCCTGGATTTCCCAAAATAATTTTTATAATAATTCACAATCCCGGCTATGTATGCATTCTCTGAAATCTTCCCGGTTGAATGGCTGGTAATATCTTCCTGGGTAAAATCAACCTCCGGCTCCAATCCTTTTTGCTCAAAAATACAAGTATCACCACAGCTTTCAATTTCTTTACCGTCAATCAGAATTGTAATAACGGAAGATACGTCATAGCTGGTTGTTTCGTTACCCTCGCTATCGTAGCCCTTGGATTTGGTTTTATTCCCGGCAATGTTGATCTTGTCCCCAGTGGTGGTCATAACCTTTTTGCCGTAGTTATCGTAGGTATAGATTGTGTAGCTGTTTCCAGAAAGATTTCCTTTCACGTCATTCATGTAATCGTCATTCGCTGCACAGCCTGTTAGCCCTGTGATAATGCAAATACAGGTAATTATCGCCAGTAGTGTTTTGATTCTTTTCATGGTTTTTGTCCTCCCTCATATGTCTCATAATCAATCGTCCCCAGATCACCGTACACATCTGGGTAATAGATTCCAACCCAAAAGTTATCTTCCATTGCTTTGTAGTAAGTTACTTTTACATTCCATCTCTGTACCTCGTCAATAATTTCTTTGTTAAGAAGTCCGAATTGATCTCGGCAAGCTTCACTTTCCAGTTTGTAAGTCAATGCTTTGTATTTCTCGGCATTTGCCTGTCTGGTGGCGGTAACCGTAGTCTGGCTTATTGCTAAAAGCAATCCAGCGATCAAAAGATATACCGCACCGATAAAAGCCACTGCTACGCCCAAAACAAGCACGGTTGCGCTCACATTCGAATACTCATATTCGTAGCTTAAAGATTCTCCTATTCTATTTGCAATCAGAATAACAACGCCGACTGCAAAAATGATTATTGATAGCCAAAATATCATAGTGTGTCCTCCCTGTCCTCAATTTTCATTAACAAATTTTTCCGTATGTAGCCAGACATGAAATGCGAATAATGGTGATCCGTGTACTCACTAAATGAAGTGCCAAAGTATTCATCAATCACTTTCATATATGTTTCAATCTCAACATTCTGGAAGTAATCTGGATTTGGCCCGAATCCAAACTTGTCCAGGATATTATCCAAAGCGTCTTGATTGATTTTTGTGTGTGGTTTTCTGGTTCGTTCTTCGTACCTCTTGAAGAAATACTTCGATACTACCAGGAAGCGGTTGGTTGTATATGGGCTTGTCGTATATCCCAATTCTTCAAGCCGTACTGAAACCTGGTTCTTGAATGCAGACCAGTTAAAAGATTTACGGTCTATTGGAATATACTGGATGTTATCCTCAGTCAACATATTTTTGATATGTTGAGAATTGAACCACTCGTTAGAGTGGTATGCATTTTTCTTTTCTTCTTTTAACTCCGTAGGAGATGTAGTATCTGGTATAGTAGTTTCTGAATGATAATCTTTGAAAGTATTCTCTGGTAATGCTTCCCCCGAACTGTCTTTGTGCATTTCGTCATTTTGTCTATGCCTTTCGTCATTCTGTCCAGATGCACATTGGCTATTTGTCTTTGGGTTCTCCTTTACTATACCATTTAATATGTTTTCAAGAACATCTTCATTGATGGAATACCATTTTGTACGGTCTCTTTGGTCTTTATTATAATTTCCAGTGATAACAATTCCGGAAGAAATTAAACTTTTAAAAGCTCTTTCTATAGTTTTTGTAGACCACCATGGGAAATTATTCTTTTGCCATTCTTCCATCGTGTTAAAAGTCCAATATCTTCCATCATAATAATTTCTTTGCAATTTTTCATTTATTTCAAGCCAGTAATAAATTTGGCGTAAAACAATGGCTTCATTTAGCCCTAATTTTACTGCTAAATCTGGTTTGATGATAACGCTTTCTTTGCTGGATAAAAAAAGATCTGATAATTTACCTTTCATATTAGATAACCTCCTTGTTGGTCGTAGGCACTCTCCGTATTGTGCCAGAATCCTTGATTTATAAAAACAGTGGACAGGCGTATCAAGGTTTACGCTTTTCGGCGGCCAACCTAGCCCACTGGTTTTACCGAATTAATTAATCAAACATTTTGAATGTTTCTTTGCAAAATTCCTCATAGTCGGTATTCCCGACCAGTGGCATTTTATTTCTCAGCTTTTCCATGGCTTTAAAAAATTTGCCTTGATCTTTGTTCCAGATTTTACAGGAAACAAGAAGATACTTCTCTTCTGTGTGTCCATATTCTTTTCCGAAATTCACTCTGATTTTCTCATTCTTAAAAAGTTGGTCTGCCAGATACTCTTCTGTATCTGCAAAAATGTATTCACTGCGGAATAAATGCTTTTGGATTAAGATGTAATTTTTATATGACATGATATTCCTCCCTTTGAAAAAGGTTCCATTTTAAATCGAACCTTTCCAGACCTCATTTTAAATGCGGGCTGTCTAAAAGATCAAAATTTATGCCGCAATTTTATTAATTCCTTTATTCAGAATAAATTCTTTAATTTCGTTATACCCCCAGCCATATCCGACCAACGCACTTACAAGCATTTCAGCATTTTGTATTTTCACAAGATCTTCTTCCGAAAAACAATCTCTCATATTTTCTTTTCTGGAGATTCCAAAATCTTCTCTCAGCTGCTTGGCGTTTTTACCAAATATGGACTTGTAAATAACGTCCGTATATGTAGAATAGGCATGTCCGTGCATTCTTTCATTTTCAGAAGATTGTTGAATTGCTTTTGTCAACGCCTGTCTTACTGCTATTCCTTTGGCTCGTTCAAGTTCTGCTGCACGCTGCTTTTTAAAAGCAATTTTTAAGGATTGTTCGCAACCAATAAAATAATTTCTTGCTTGTTCTCCTCTTTCAGATTTTGATAGCATTGAAAGTTTTTTGGCAAAATGGGCAGTTATCTTATAATCAACAGTTTTATTACCCTCGACATCAATGTCGAACCCCCAATAGTCTTCATTTTCTACCGCAAATGAATTGTCGATAATATTTGTTTTCGCCCATCTTGAAAATTGTCCCTGTGCAAGTCCTAAAAATGAATATAGTTTTCTTGCAGTAGTCATGCCTTCTTCGTCAATCCCAAGTGCAATCTCAATAGGTGTCTGTTCACTTGTTATCAAAACTTCATTTTCCATTCTCCATTCCTCCTTATATTGATGGATAAAATAAAAAGAGCCGCCAAGTAAGATAAAAATTCCTCAAAATCGAGAAATATTAATTTCTTCTTAGCGGCTCAAAAATCAAGACCGTGTGTACTTCTTCATTGAAGAAATTATACCACACAATCAGCCAAAAATCAATATGCCGGGGATGGTTTGAAACGGCTATCCGTATCATTTTGGGCTTTTGTTACTGCTTTCGCAATCTCGCTTCCGTCCAGAATAATACTGTTCATAATGTACTGCGGATTCTTATTTCCGCTGTTCATACTCATTGCCATTGCAACTCCCTGGGCTACTGCTTTTGCCATTTCTTCTTTTGTAAGTCCCATGCTTCCGTCCGAACTGGAAACAATGCTGTCTGCGATCTTCTTCATGGTTCGCGGATTTTCTAGAGGAAGAACGGCTTCGGAACCGGCTTCACCGATACCAATTACCTGTGCACCGTTGAAAAGGCCACCTTTGGCGTACCATTCCACATTTGAGTTCCACCTCCATTTATGAGTATTTCCCTCTTGCCAGTTTGTATAATTCATTTGCAAATGTGGCGTTTTTATATCAACAGATTCTATTCCACGTTTAAAATCATTCATCGCATTTAGCCCAACAGAATAGAGTCCCGAAAAATTTCCATTAATAGTTTTTCTGATTGAAGAAAAAACTCTTGCAACAGACGACATATTATTTTCGGCATAAGTAAGCATTTTTCCAGTTTCCGTGTCAACTTTACCAGAAGCCTTTTCCCAAATCTGGTTTGTATTAATAAGAACAGAAGACCAATAGCTTTGAATGGTTGTCATAACCTTACCCATTACATCTTTGGTATCGGTGTCCATGGTTCCGAGGGCTGTCGATACAGCACTTGCAGAATTTCCCCAGTTTGTTTTAGAGTTGGTTTCAACATCATCATTCGTGTTCTTTATCTTCGACCAAATAGAAGGCATTGTGCTTTCTGTGCTTTTTTTCATTCCAGCCATTGCCGTGCTTACGGCGGCATTGGCGAGACCAAAGCCAGTTTTTGTCTTGGACGATACGGAGCTAGAAGCATTTGCAACAGCGGTAGTAATACCTCCCACTGCTGTTTTCACAGATGTATTCATTCCATTGAAAGAATTCTTTGCACTTGTTTCCATTGTGACAACTGCATCTGGAAAATCTTTTCTGAGTTTTTCATCTAATTCATCTAACGGAACGCCAGCATTTTTTAATGACTTATAAACTGCATCTAATGCTTCTTCTGTATTAGCATATGTTCTTCCAGATATTGCACTATCAAGAGCATCTTTAGCAGTTAAGTAGTCTCCACTAAATTGCTCGGAACTAAGGCTTAAAAGATAAAGTTCGTCTTTCAAATCAGATATGCTAATTTTTGTTGTGTCAAATTTTCCTGCTGATTCAGATACACCATCTCCAAGGGCTACAGCTTTATCAGTCATATCTTCCAAAAATCCAGATGATACGCCTGCCTGTGCACCGTATTTTTCGAGAATTTTTCTTGCATCTTCGGTTGATACGCCGAATTCTCCAAGTTTCTGAATGAAACTATCGTACATTTCAGAATTTGATTTTCCGGCACTTTCATCTGCTTCAATTAACTTCCAAAGCTCTTCTGCTTGATCTTGCGTTATCTTATGAGCACTTTCCATCTCACCTGTATAATCATGGAGATAACCACCTGTTTGTGATAGAATTCCATTTCCACCTTGCGCAGCTTCTGTAATACTTGCAATTCCTTTAGCAAGTTTAACAGATAATGCCGTTGCAACAAATACAATCCCAGCGGTTCCAAATATAGCACCAAGTGTTGAAGAAAATGAAGATAATCCACCTTTAGCCGCCGTTTCCGCTGCTCCACCAATATCACCGATGATAGTAGGAAGAGAAGATGCGGTATCAAGTGGGAAATTCAAAAGTTTTGATGCCAATGAACCGATTCCGCTAGCAAAGGAAAAGATTTTGGTGGCAATATCTTTGGCTATTTTGATTGCAAACAATGTTCCAAATGCAGCACCAACTTGTTTTATAAATTCTGGATCAACTCCACTTAATTTTTCAGCCAGCCAATTAATAGCATTTGCAATACCGTTAATTAAGTCCGCTCCAATATTAATTATTCCTTCAAGCCCGGTAATCAACGCATCTGCAAATCCCTCTGCAAATGGTTGGAATGCAGACCATAAATTTCCAAGAGCAGTTCCAACAGCATTCCAATCAACCTTATCAATAAAATTCTGTATTGAGGTTTTTACACGGTCAATACTGCTCCAAATCCACTCCCAGTCAACATCAATAACTCCGAAATTATCAAGCGCAAGTACGATTCCACCGATGCCAAGCGCCATTGACGCATAAGGATGTTTTGCCAATAAAGCAAGTCCTTTTCCTAAGGGGCTGTCTTTTCCAATGATTCCACCAATAAAGGTTAATCCTTTGAATCCAAGGATTGCAATGGAGATTTGTCCAAGTCCTTTTCCAATTGCCTGTGCAGTTTCCGGGCTGATATTCTTTATTGCATCGGCAATTGAGTTCAAGCCTCCAGGAAGTGTTGTATTGATGAAATTTTCTCCAACATCGAGCAAATCTTTGAAGAAGTCAACAATTCCCTGTCCAACATTTTGTGCAAATGGCGCAAGTGCATCCCAGAAGTTCTTCAATGCCGAATTAAGTTCGTCCCATTGAATGTTGTTTCCGAAATTTGTTAATGCGTCAACAAGTTCCGGAATTGCACTATTCATTGTCCATGTACCTACCGGCACTAAGAATTTCTCATAGAAATCCATGAGACCAGTCCAAACAAATTTTGTTGGCTTTTGAAGCATTGTAAAGAAACCGGAAAGTGAGCTATTCAGTTTACCCCAATTGATTTTATTCAGTAAATCATTCGTAATATTAAAGAACCGTGGAAGCCCGGAATTATCAGATAACATCCATAATCCAATTGGTTTCAGATAGTTATTCCACAAATCTTTCAGAGCTGTAATAGAGAAGTTTCCAAGCTTGCTAAGACCTTCATCATAAAGTTTCTTGATTGATGCAGTTGTTGGTTTAGCCGCTTTACGAATTTTTTTAAATACAGCTACAATCTGATCAGCGGCATCATTTGCCTTATTATTCATTTCTTCAAAAGCTTTATCCCATGCAGCTTGATACTCTGACAGGGCTTTATCTAATGCAGCATCCAGTTCTGGAAGGTGTGCACTCGCACCGCCTCCACTTCCGGAAGAGCCGGAAGAATTGCTAACTTTTGCATCATTTAATTGATTTAATTCATCAAATGAAAGCACAGAAAGAGTTTTTTGTAATTTCTTCGCATTGTCATTTGTTTTGTCAAGCCCGGAAGCTGCATCTTCTGTACTATCTGCAATACTTCCCATATCAACTGCGGCACTTCCTGTTGAGGCAACATAGTCGGACATTTTGATGCCTAAAAGTCTTCCAATCCACGAAAAAGCTCTCTGAATTGCAATAACAAAGGCGTTCATATATGGAAGAATCTTTGAGATAATTGGAATGAATAATGAACCGATAGTTCTTGAAAGTGCCGAAAAATTAGATTGCAGTAATCTTAATTGGTTTGCCGGCTGATTTATCGTATTAGCCAGGTCACCCCATGCATACTTTGAACTATTCAAGATTGTTATAGTTCTCAGAATAGCCTTGTCCGATTGACTTAAACTTGATACAGTAGCGTCAATTCCAAGATTATAAAGTTCCTGTTGTAAATTTGCCACACGGATATTAATGCCGTACTTGTCAAGAGCCCGGCTCATTCCGGCTATTCCGGATGCCATATCATTCCATACATTGTTGAACTCAAGGTTCTTTACAGAAGCAAGGTCTGCCCCGATTTCTGTTAAAGCTTGTGAAACCTTAGTTGATGCATCTGCTGTTGCCCCCATAGATGATGCCATCTGAGCATAGGTGGCTTGATAATTCATCGTTTGGTTCGGATCAAGTCCGAGGCTCGTGCCTTTTGTTCTAGTCAGATCACCTGCATCTGATACTTCAAATCCAGTCATTTTTTTTGTCAGTTCTTTTGCACGTTTTTCAAAAGAACCCACATATTCCTCTGCGGATTTTACTCCTGCATTCTGCCACTTGCTCACGTCCAATCCGTCTGTAACTTGTTCGAACGCAGAATTGAAATAGTTCAATGTTTCAACATAATCAGATGCAGACTTTACAGAATTCCAAAGTGCTTTAATTCCTCTTGTCACAGTAAAAAATTTTGCATATAAACTAGCAAGCTGTGAAGTTAATGAGCCAGTCTTTCTTGTGGTTACAGTTGCGGTATTTCCAAAATTAGCTAGTGCAGAGCTTGCAGAGCCAATCATGGAAGCTAATTTTCTTCCTGCATTTCCAAGTCCATTTGCGGCATTTGATAATCTCGAAAATGAATTCGTAAGAGAATTTGTGGCTTTATTTATTTTCCCACTTGCAGTAGCTAACTGTGCCAAAGCTTCTGTCATTCTTACTGTGTTTTCGTTGATTTTTGGTGCGGTTTTCATTACATTGAAGAATGACAATACTTCATTTGCTAGTGTTCCAAGTTGTCCAGAAGATTTAGAAATTTTACCGCCAGCACTTGCCAATTGTGCAATTGACTGAACAAACCTATTTACGGAATCTGAAATTCCATCAACACCAATAAAGCTTTCTGTGATAAATTTCAAGCTACTTCCCAATGCAGGTAATTCAGTCGATACATTTGCAATATATTCGCCGGAATTGGCTAGTCTAGCCATTGAATTAACAAAACGATTAACACTTGCAGATACATCCGGTATTGCCGATAATCCAGATAACTGAGTGATTATCTCGCCAAGTTTCATAGAATTAAAATTACTAATATCTACCTGGCTAAATCTGCTAATGGAATTAATGATTGCGTTCAAACCGGAAGCTTTATAATTAACATTTCCCATGGCTCTTAAAGAATCTGAAAACTGTTTCATTCCATCGGCAATGCTTGTCATCTGTCCTGCATCAATTTCTTTAAGTTTTCCGGTAACTGCATCTTTAATTCCTGTAGTATCTACATCCAGAGTGACTTTTACAGCGTTATATTTCAGTTCAGCAACTTTATTGATTGCCTTCTGAATATCCATTGTTATCTTATCCGTATTGATTTTTACATCAATAGGGAGCTGACCGTCCGTACCTTTTAATGCGTCATTAAGTCTTGTTTTTACCTGTTCAGCGAGCTGCTGAGTGGAATCGACAGCCATTCCCCACACTTTGTCCGATGCTTTTGAAGCGTTTTCTCCATAAAGCGATTCTATTGATACTGGCTTTATTGATTCTCTAACTTTTTTGATATTTTCAAGTATGGTAATCAGCTGATCTGCTGCATTTATAGTATCTCTTGGTACAAGAGTTGGGAATCTATCTGCTAATTCTTGCCAGGATTTGTCAAGTGTAATGCCTTTGGTTGCATCTGTAACAACCTTATTCAGATTGTTTTTCAGAATCTCAGAAAATTCGCCTTTACCAAGGTCGGCTTTTAGCATATCGGAAACATAGATTTTCTTGTTTTTGAAGTAATTATTGAAATCAATCCATTCTTGTTCTGCTCCATCTAAGTAGCTTCCAAGATTAGCTTTTACTACACTTCCGCTTTTGAGAATCGTATTTCCAATTTCTTCAACAATGCTTCCAACATTTCCAGAGATTTCTTTTCCGTCAAAAGACTGTGCCATTTCCTTTGCAAGTTCGTTCATTTGAGAACGAACTTTTGAAGCAGCACCGCCTTTTAAGTTAAATGCTTCAATTAATTGCTTTGAAATGGAAGAGGTATCAATTTTAATATCACGTACTGTTTTATCAATGGCGTATTGCAGTTTTTGTGTTTGATCTCCACCCTTGATATCCAAATCAATACTAATCTTTTGATTCTGAAGATTGCTAAGGTTGATTTTACTAAGTGTGTTTAATTTTGAAATAGCACTATCAAGCCCAAAAGTACGGACATTTCCTAGAGAATTAAAGGCAGACGTAACCCTTCCAAGTTCCCTTGCATAACTACGTAATCCATTTGTATTAACTCCGCTTAATGCGGAATTAACTTTTGTGAGTTTATTTGAAAGATTAGTCAGCGCACGTACTGCTTTTTCTGTACTACTGCTAATTTGTATATCAAGGGTATCAATGGTATTTTCAGCCATTTTATTTATCCCTCCTTTTTTACAAAAAAATAAAGGGCAGACAAGACTTATTCATCCTGCCTGCCCTTTTCATGGTTAAGCTCAAAGTTCGCCTGCATGAGTTGCAAGCTTGCCAAAAGTGCGTTTCTCTGTTTTTTCTTTTCTTCTTCGGAAAGTATGCCTTCCTGTTTACGCTTTTCTTCCTCCGCTGATTCCAGTAAAGGTTTCTTCAAATACTCTGCTTTGGATTTTTTCCCAATTAAAGCATTTGCAACAGCCGTAAATGTAGCCGATGTTTGATAAATACCAGCTTGCCAGAGTTCGGCATCTTTCCTCTTTTGGCGTATCTTTTCAGCTTCGAGATAAGGCTTTAATTCTGCTGGGGTGGAATCCATAAATTCTTCTTTAGATACACCAATAGAGAGGTATAAAGGAAGAATCTCTTGGTAAACAACTTCTCGAAAAGTTAATTTTTCTTTTCGTGATCCTGTGGGAGCTTCGTTGCATTCTTCTCTACTGCCTGTGCTTCTGCTACTGCATTCAGCAGACCGGATAAAAAACCGTTTTTCTCCAATTCTTTGTCAAGAAGTTGGTATAAATCAAATCCGCTTTTGGGATTTTCCTCAGTTCCTTCATCTTCGTAATCATCCAAAAGGTCACAGACTTTATTAAGAACAACTTCTTTTTCAGAATCACTTTCATACCCAAACTCTTCCTTGTGCTTCTTTTGAAGTCCAGCGAGAAGCAGTTCCGGGAGAAGAGAAATCATCTTCTGAAGGCTTCTCTCTTTTCCATCTGTAATCCCCTGTACCTTGTCCAGCACATCTGTTTTTGTAAGAAGTCCATATCCAAATACAACCTTATACTCTTTTCCATGTACATTGAAAGTTACCATTTTATAATCCTCCCGATATATTTTGTTAGCTAAGTGCCATTGCGCCTGTGGAATCTGCTACTGCTTTTGCGGTGTCTAAAGCCTGTGTAAGCTCTTCGGAAACAACTTTTGTATCAAGACCTTTATATTCCTGAATAATGAGAGACAGCGGAATTGTTGCTGCTTCATTCTGTCCAATATCAGACAATGGAATATTTTTTCCAGGGTCTGCGATAACAAAAAATGCATCAGCGAGGTCTGGAAATACAACTTCAAACCAAACTCTAAATCCTTTTGGCTTTCCTGTTGCCGCATCAGTCATAAGCTTCTTTAATGCTGTGATAACATCAGCGTTAAGATTGAAGGTTACATCCCAAGTACCACCAGTATCCTGTCTACCGGACGCATACTGTGTAATGAAGTCTTCAAGAGCTGATACGTCAATCTGCTCTGTGTCAAGGGGAATTCCACCAATGGAACTACATCTTTTTAACCAGGTAAATGCAGTTGGCTTTGTTCCTTTAGCGGTTTCAACACCGTAATGAAAAGTTACGCCAAGTGTTGTTAAATCTGCCATTTTGATAGGCTCCTTTCTTTAATTCAAGTTTTATGCACGTAACCCTGTGCCGGGAGATAGCGGATCACCGCCTTTCTACTCTTCTTTGTCTGTTTTCAGTTCTGGTAATCCTGCTACAGATGTAAGCAGTGATAAAAAGCCGGAAAGTAAAGACGCGGATAAAACCATTTTCCAGTCAACACTGCCAATTACAGTTGCGGTTCCGATGGTTGCTATTGCTGTTTGTGCGACTGTTTTTACAGCTCTAATTCCTGCTGCTTTCAGCCAAAGTAATTTATCTGCTTTCATTCGGCATTCTCCTTTCATATTTTTGGATAAAAAAATAGAAGCATTTCTGCTCCTAATCTAATAAAGTTCCTGTATATATTCGGCTGTATCGGCTCACAAGCTTTTTGATTCCACTGTCACCAAAAAACATAGGCTCCGGTCCGTATGTGCGATGGAACCCCATGCTCACCATAGCTTTGTGACTTGTTTTGTCCAATTCATACACTCTGGTTAATGCTTTGCTCCCAGATGTGAAGCAATTTACTTGAAATGATGGCATTGTTGCGCATTCATCTCCTTCGAGGTCGCCTCTCGTAATTGGATTTCCAAGCATATAAAGCTGTGCATATGCTTTTTTGCCGGAAGCATTTGTCTCGCTCCCATCCATGGAATAATTGTCTGCGCCGGTAATCTTAGAAACAGCCGCTCCCCACCTTGAAAAAACTTCCAATACAGGAGATTCTATTGTGTCTGGCATATCTGTCACCTCACAATAAAAAATGCGCCCACCTTCATAGTGAACGCATTGCATATCTTGCTACAATTTAACACTGTAATCATAACATAATTGGTTGGTATCATTCAGTATACTTTGGTATCAACTTCAAGAAGAGAACATCTCTTTGGCAATTTTGCGGATATTCTGAATGATTTCTACGCTTGCCTTATACATTGGCATTGTAGCTTCTGTGCCGTAAGAACGTACCCATTCTCCAGAATCAGAAACATATACCCAGGAATCGTTTTTTCCTTTTCCTTGTCCGTAAGAACCGATTGTATAACCAAATTCTTCTCCTTTTGGATGCGGACTAGAACCAGCCGCACCATTGTAGTGAATACCTGCACCGAACTCAATGAATAAAATACTTTTTCCTTCGCATATTAAGTGAGATTCTGCATAGTCCCCAAAACTGTTGATTTTGATATAAGTATTATGGTTCTTGTCGGAATCGCCTTGTGCTGCCAAAATATTTTGGTCAATAACTGGAATCCCTAATTCACATAATCTTTTTATGAAGATTTCATTTTTGCTCCTTAAAGATTTTTGATATTTTTTTATTTCATCAATAGCTTTTTGGATTGATTTCTGTGATAAGGTACACTTTATTGTCTTACCCATCTTCATTCCCTCTCTTAGAAATTCCGTATCTGGCAATATTGCCTTTTTGTGTATCTAAAATCTTCTTTAGTACATAATCTGGCAATACTGTAGGTTCGCCATCTTTGTTCAAAATAAGGCTTCCGTCCTCGCTTATTTGTGGAATTCTATCTATCCAAAATATGTCCGCTTCCTGTGGATGAAAATTTCGATTAAAGCTTGTAATGTACCTATCATAATCTGGCACTATTCCGGCTGCAATTTCTTCTGGTGTTCCGGCTGTAGATGATACAGAAAAAGAGTATAAAACTGGTTTCTCATAAACTTTAATACGGTCTAATCCTTCTGTTTTTTCTGTTATTCGTGACCAATATACTTTTTGCTTTTGACGGACTAATCCTCTCATGCAGTCATCCTTTCCATTCCAACAGGAGAAACATATGTGAATTGGTTTCCTAAAATATCTCTGGCTGTGCCAATAACAAACTGTCCATAGTCGGACAGAATATTGCATACAAATTCCTCTGCGTCCACCCAATATCGTTTCTTAACCATGCGGTGAAGTTCTGTTAATAGACCGTAGCTGAACATCACGCAATGACCTAATTCATGGATAAATACACGATTTAGAAGTTCGCCATGTAGGTTGTTCGCAATCGAAATTGTCATTGTAGAGTAATCAGATACAGCAAGTGTCCTCTGCCCTGTACGGTCAATCAAAACATTATCATGGGGAGAAACAAAGTGAACTCTCCATAAGTCCCCGTTCATATAGAATTGTTTCAGCATGGTTTCTCACCATCCTTTCTACGAAAAAAGCCCCTGCCGCATTAATTTGCGACAAGGACTTAATTCATTTATTGCTCTAGTTCATCTGCTGTACAAGTCTGGTCAGGTCAGTTTTCATCTGCTGTCTGAGCGTTGCATCTGCATCCGACCACATTTCCGTAAGATTACGGATAATATCGGAAGTGTATTCTTTCATGGAATCATCCATTTTTCTCTTTGATTCAGCGTCTTTGGAATCATGATAGTGTCTACGGTTTTCATCGTATTTATCATAAGATTCTCCGTATCTGGACTTCTTCCAATTCATATTCATACCATCATTTTCCATATCACTACGCTCTGGATGATATCCCATGCGGTACATATTGCGCTCAAATTCTGGATTGTTTAAATACTCATCCATCCAGTCATCATCCTGCATATACAGATACGGTCTATAGCCTTTTCTGGTTCCCCTACCTTTTGGAGCGAAACGCCCATTTGAATAGCGGTAACGGTCATAGCCCATGCGTCCAAGATACTTTTCTTCCTGTTCGCATTCGTCCATAGCTTCTACGATTCTGTAATCTTTATCTGCACAAATCGCGCACTTTACGGATTCCATGCAATCTTTCAAATCGTCCCAATCTTGAGAACTGAGATTATCGAAGCCATGTGTTTTGGCTTTTTCCATAGCCCATTTTCCCATTTCCATTGCAACTTTATGCATTACAGTGCCCCCTTTCTAACAGCCTGCGTAACAGGTGCTTCTGTCGTTGGGGCTGTACCATTGATTGCAGTCAGATTGTTATTCGGGCTACATGCCGGGTTTCCTAACATTTTGAACACTCCACCAGTAGCACTTGTTACAACTCTGGTTGCGTATTTTGTTCTTGTTCTGACACCACATGCTGTTACCTGTGCGCAGCAACGATTCTCTAGCGGATACAATGTTGTTCCTGTTCCTATCTGAATCATCACTGGGGCAGTAATTGTGGTTGCATTTGGAATAGATTGTGCTAAAACAATGCAGTATTTTTCTCCATTATTGTAGCTTCCTTCTGGAATAGTAACCACAAGATTTCCACCTGTGAATGCAATTGCGGTAGACAACACAAGGTGATTGCAAAGCTTACAAACATTCTTACATGCCATATTTTTTACCTCTCAATCAATAAGAGGTGAGCCGCAACCCACCTCTTAGAATTAGTCAACCTCTAAGGGTGAGTTCAACAACTTTTGTTACTTTTAAGATAAATAGTCAGGGATATTCATTCTAGGGCTAGAATTTCCAGTTCTGTTCTTTTTACCAAATAAGCACTCTTCCGCACTCCATCCGGCATGTACCCTATACGCAATGGTTTCTTTTCCTATTCCAAGTTCTCTACTCCACTGAGAAATTGTTTTCTTTTTCCCACCGTACTCTAAAAATACGCTTCTTCTTTTGTTGCTGGCTTGTTCAAACCCAGTAATCCAGCAACAATTTTCGGGACAATAATTTCCATTTACGTCTTTTCTCTCAATGGTTAAGTCTTCTTGATATCCATTCGCATAAGCCCATTCTCTAAACGGCCAATATTCTTGCCACTCATCACACAATTTAATTCCACGTCCACCATAGTCTTTATAGTGCGGGTCATTTGGGTTAGTACATCTTGTTTTAATCGAAGACCATTTTTTATATAAAATTCCGGTTGATTCTCCATGACAGTTTCTACTTTGTTTTGAGTAATAACTTCGCAAACATCCGCAAGATGTACTTGTTCCCCTCATTAAATTGTATTGATAGCAATTGACATCATTGCCACAGTCGCAATGACATTGCCAATAATTAGAACGATTTTTCCTGCCTATTTTCTTTACTACGGTCAATTTTCCGAAACGCTTTCCTGCCAAATCTTCCGCTTTTGGGTGTAAACATCCACAACTTTTTGTGTGACCATTTCTTAGTCTAGATGTGTCTACGATCACAATATTGCCACAATCGCATTTGCATTCCCATAACCTATGTTTCCACTTATTGGTTCCTGCGCTAGATTCAACTGTAAGTTTCCCAAATTTTTGACCTATTAAATCTTGATTAACCATGCACCGTTCCTCCTATGATAATTTTATTATATCATAATAACGGTACATATTCAATTTTTAATTTAATTCAATGATAAAATCAGCAACAACCGTTGTTTCCCCCACATCCACAGCTTCCATAATATCCATACAAGTTGCTTGCCGGATATGCAGGAACCGGAAGCGGTGCAGTGCGTCTGAGAATTTCTGCTGTATTTGCGTTCATAGCCGCCTGTAATACCGCATTCTGGTCGGACTGTGAAGCCGCCAGTTTAAGTGCCTGATTCTCTGCTCTGAGGTCTGCTGTCTCTTTCTGGCAAAGATAATCAAGGATTGCTCTTGTGTTGCTATTCTGATTTTCCAGAAGGTCTCTGGTGTTGTTGTTCATTGTGTTCTGGAGAGCACAAGTGTTGGTAGCCAAGTTGTAGTTGATACCCTGGATAGCTTCTCTGGTCTCGCAGCAACAACTTGCTAACTGAGACTGTAATGCATTGGTATTCTGCATACCGGCTACAGTATCAGCATTGATTGCCTGCTGAACGCCGTTGAAGCCTTGAAGCATTCCAACGTTCACGCCATTGAAGCCACTCTGCATGGTATTGTTAAGCGCATATGTGCTATCGCAAATACCCTGCTGAATACCTCTGATACCATTCTGAATATCATTCAGAGCAAAGCTCTCATTGATATCCGCTCTGGTTGCCCATCCTTGGAAACCTGCACCATTTGTACCGTTTCCACCATTGCCGCCCCAGCCGCCAAAGCCGCCGAAACCGCCCCAGCCAAAGATTGCGAAAATAAGGACAAGCCAAATAAGGGAAAAACCATCGCCGCCCCACATGTCGTTTGCACGGTTATTAGAGCCTGTAGCGGCTGCAATGTCGCTAAGACTATAATTTGAACCATTCATCATGTTTTTAGTCTCCTTAAATTTTATTTACAATAGGAGACATCCGCGGCTGTCATCCCAAATTGTAGCGATTCTAAATCACCCAATTATGGGGAAGTTATTTCATCCCTAAAAATTTTTCTAAAATTCCTTCGGGAGAAAAATTCTTTTCTTTAAATATATTTTGCTGGACTTGGTGTAGTTGTTCTGTATCACCATGTTTGTATAAATCAAGAGCATTTTTTAATGTTGGATTGTTTCCAGCAAATTTGCTCATATCGTTCATCATATTATCAACGCTTCCGAACCTTTGAGAAATCATTTGCTGAATTCTTTGTTTCATTATTGCGTTTGGGTTGAAATTCATCTCTGATTACCTCCCTTCTGTGTCTTGGGCGGTTCAGATTGTATTGGCAATAATTCTTTAATTTCAGAAATTTCAGCATGAACATCATCACGAAGTTGGTTGATCAGCGAAACAATATCAACTTGATTTGTGTTATTGCTTTCTGGTTGTTCTCCTTCATTTACAAGTCTATAAGTGAAAATTCGGCTTCTGCCATCTGCCTGTAACTGTTTTCGGTAAACTTCTGTACCGTCAGTTTTTGGATAATAGACAGGGTTTCCAGACATATCTACATCTTTTGCCTTTACAGTATCAATGCCATCAACCATCTGTCCTTGCAACATGGGGATTTGTGGTACTTGTGGCATTTGTTGTATTGGTTGCTGAATCTGTGCCTGTCCGTATGGCATTGCCTGCTGATAACTATTCTGCAATTGTGCTAATCTATCTTGATACGGTTGTATTTGTTGAAATGGTTGTGCAAAATACGGATTACCATACTGCATATCTCAAACCTCCCTTGTTTTTATAACTATATTTTACAATAATAAGAGGTTAATTAACACGCCATGATAACGCCATAAATACGCCATTTTCTATGAATACAAAGAAAAGCCCCGACAATACATCGGGGCGACTTTCATAATTTTCTTCTTTAATTTTCTGTTTATGCGGTCTACGGTTCTTGTGCTGTAGCCCATGATTTCTGAAGCTTCTGCAAGTGTTTTTTCTTCGTAAACACGCAATCGGAATAACTCTTTTTCTCTGGAATCAAATCCAGCTTCACGCAAATAGAAGATTCTTTCATCTTCTGAAAAGTCTTTATAATTATCCATTCCACCGTCCTCCCTGTTAGTGGAATCAATATTTACACCGGGAAAATGCCTTTTAGGGCAAAGCCTAAAACAATACCAATTATGCCAGTTATGACATAAGCAATTATTTTGTCCTGTAACTTTCCTGGCTTTTCCATAAGTGATTTTAAATTGTCGTTCATTTCGTCAACTGTATCTTTGATGTGTCCCAGATCGTTGTTGTATAAAGCAATTTTCTGTTCCAGCGCATTGATACGTTCAAAAAAAACTCCATCCCTTTTGGAATGCTTTTCTTTCATCTCATGGACGGCACTTTCCAATTCTTTCAAGCGGTGTTCGTTGATACACTCGTGTTCACATCCCATCGCTATTCCTTTCCATCACTCCCATTTTTAAGATATTGCTTCTACCCACCTAATTTGAAGCACCCCTGCGATACGTGGGAGGATTGACGTATCACGCACACACCATCTTAGAATCCGATAAATGGAAATACACCATGATTTACATAGATTTCAGTTTCGGAAGTCCAATTTCTGTTTACAGAAGATTCGGAATGTGATCCTTGGAATTCAGCTCCCTGTTTCACCAGAAAGAAAAGAGCCAAATCAAATATGCAATCATAGCAGTTTTCCATATCGGAATTTATTTTCTCATCACTGTAGGATGAAGGATAATTCCTTTTCTTCTTAAATGAACGAATAGCCCTCTCTGCTGAAAGAGGAATCATCCTCGCTGTTTCTGCATCATCTTCAAGATAATTTGTCAAATCTTCTATAAGCTGTTCGTCCATTTAATCACCTACCTTTGCTGAGATAAAATCTCTGATATTATTCCAGCCTTATTAGTTGCTGTCAGGGCATAGCCGTTATCACTTGCAAGTTGTCTTAACTGTGATACAGTCATATTAGACAACTCGCTTTCTGTATACTTATGTGTCGATTCGTCATAAACACTCGCTACAGATGGTGACTGGCTGTTTTCATCGAGACTATGCCCGGTTATTCCCCCGCCTTGGTACCGATAACGATACCGCCGTTAGCTTTTGGTGCAACAGGAACAAACATACCGGATGCTTTTGTCCATACTGCAACTGGGTCTGGTGTAGCCCACATGGAAAGAGTAACAAAGGAACGATTCTCTTCCTGGATAAACTGTCTGTATTCAAGTTCTTCTGGTGTTACGCCCCAAAGACCGGAACCAAAGGAACCATTTGCATTTGCTTCATACAGAGTAAATACATCTTCTTTGAAGTATCTTCCTGTTTTCAGAGTTCCGTCTGCTTTTCTGTAACGATATTTTTCATCGCAGCGATCAATTGTGATTCCGTACTCCTGCATAAGCAGATTTGTAAGCTCCTGTTTTGTCAGAAGACGTTTGTTTGCAGCTCCAAGAACCGCGGTCTGCATTGCAGTATTGCTTCTCATGTAGTTAATCATTTTAAGAGAAGTAAGAGCTTTGTTTACCACGAAACCATTGTCTTCTGCGACGGCAACCATCTTCTGGATATCACCCATGATATCTGCATCCGGTTTAGACCAGTCTGTCATTGTTACTTTTGCACTGGACGGTACGCCGTAATCAATGCTCATATCCACATGATTTTCCTTGATTTTTACAATACCAGTGGAAAGGAACTGGCCTTTCATTACATTCGCCCTTGCGACTACGCCCTCAAAAAGATTGGCTGCATCATCAAATACGAATTTTTTGAGATTATTGTCATCTGGAACACCATTTTCAATCGCTTGCTGTAATCGCTCAGACTGATTGATTTTTCTCTTGATGAAAAGCTTCTCGGTCAGTACCTTTTCAAAACCAGGTCTGGAACCAATTTCTGCTTCGGTATCAAGTGCATGAACAAAAGCTACCTCTGGCAGTCTTTGTCCAGCCATAAGTCTGTAGTATTCAGCTTTCAAATACTGTGTTTTTGTATCTGGGAAAATGGTACCGAGGATACCAGGTCTTTTTACATCAAAGCTCTGGGAGAAATTAAGTCTCTCTTCCTCTGTGATTGTTTCTAATACATTAAATGGCATTTGTCATACCTCCTTAAAATACTGGGTCTTCTGTGACTACAAAAACAATTCCTGCTTTTTCAAGCTCTGTTTTTGCAGTAGTGTCAACTGTTACTGGAAGTCTCTTTTCGAGAACACGGCCTGCGACAATCACGGAAATTGGTCTCTTGGTATCATCTGTCATATCAACATCTTCAAATACAATGCCGATTGCGCCTGTCGCATTTGTTGGATATACGGAACCTGCTTTAATAATTTTCTTAGTTCCAACTGTTTCAGCATTTGTCTGGTCTGCTGTGTAGGTTTTAAGTACAAGTCCGACCTCGGATTCGAGAATATTTGGAGTGGACTCATACTGCTCTGTTTTCATAAAAGCCATTATTTATATCTCCTTTACTTAAATATTTACAGGGGCGTTATCGTCCGCTGATTTAGTTTCCTGGTTCATTTTTGCTGAGTAAGCTTTTGCAAATTCAGCAGCATCGCTTTTCACTGTAGGTTTGCCGCCGCTACCACCACCCGGATTCGGAGTGTTTTCTAATGCTTCTTTCTCCCAAGCTGCCTTTGCGGTATCGAGTGCTGTTTTATTTGCTTCGGAAACTCCCTTAACAAAAGTTTCGACTTCTTTCATTACATCTTCTGGTTTCTCATACGGTGCAGATGCGTATGCTTTAATAGCACTCGCGTATGTTTCGGTTGAAAGTCCTGCATTTGCGAACATAGAAGTAATTTCACTGGTAAGGGCTTTTTTGTTGGATTCTGCAAGCGCAGCTTTCAAATCAGCTAACTCCTTATCCACTGCTTCCTTTTCTTTCTTGCGTTCAGCTTCTAGCCGTTCTGCTTCGGTCATGTTCTGCTTTTTCAACTCTTCCAACTCTTTTTCCAGGGAATCTGCTTTTTCAGCTTTTTCCTTCAGAGAAACATTTTTGTCTTTCTCTTTCTTAGTTTCAGCAGAAATAGAATCAAGAAGCTTAGAAACCTGTTCCTCGGAAGGTTCTGCAACTCCCATACCGATAAGTGCCTGTTTTGCCTGTTCTCTTGTCATTGAAATCTCCTTTCTTCCAGTCCAATACGCTTTTTCAACACGGTTCGCTCCGCACATGGTCTGTACCCGATTTACGCTCACGGGCTGTTGCAATTTATTTGATTTTGGGTATTAAAAAAGAAGCCTTAGATTTCTCTAAAACTCCTTAAATAATCGAAATTTGGTTCATTCTTCGTTAGATGTAGAATTTGCCATTGGTTCTGTTTTGGACGGATTTTGAAACTTTTCGTCAAGTAATTGCTGTGCTTTCTGCATTTCCGCTTCCGGGTCTGCCAGTTCCGGGTAAATAGTTCCCAGATACGGTAAACTCATTTCGTAGACTTTCTGCGGATCACTGAAAAGCCCACAAGTAATCAATGCAATAAGCGGATGAATTTTATTTTTGAACAGATAATCAAGTGCTTGTGCTTTTACAAGCATATTGTCTGTTGGGTTTCTGGTTATCTTAACGTCAAAATCTCGGGTTGAGATATTAACATCATTTGATGTGCCACGGATAATATTCAGAATAATTCTGGCAGATTCCTTCTCAGCTTCTTTAGTGAATGCTTCTACCAATTTTGCATCTCTCTCTGCAAAATCCCATCCATTACGAAGGTATACGGCATTTCCTGTATCCCCTCCGCTGTTGCTCTGGCGGTTTGGCATTGCTTCTACAATCAGCATGTTATTGTAGATATCATCCTTTGCAACCTGGCTCTCTGATTGATTCAGTTCCGCAGTCATCAGCTCAACATCTGACTGACAGCCGTTTCCAGTATCTTTAACAGAGATAGCACCAAGTTTTACCATCTTTAAGAATTCGTTTTCGTCTACCTCGCAGTTTTTAAATTTCATAAAGGCTTGTACAAACTGTTCCACACCATTTAATCTATCAGACTGATATTTGTTGATTGCATCAAATAAGGTAATTGCAATTTCAACATCTGAAAGTCTGTCGTGATTATTCGGGCATTCAACAATAGGAATCCCGCCAAAACCATTGATGCCGTAGTTAGTTACTTTTCCATTCTTGATTTCAAAAAACTGGTTCTTTGAATAGCACAAATAATATTGCTGTTCATCTTCATCTTTTAAAATCTGCACGGAAAGCATTGGTTTCCCATTTCTCTGTGAGTATACAATGTAACAATCACCTGGATACGGAATGAAGATTCTAAACGGTGGTAAATCTCCGTTTTTTGTCCAGTCCTCTTCTTTCAGAATAGCCTTATAGGAAGTTCCTGTTGCGCTCTGGTATATTGCCCTTTGGATGTTTCTTGCATCTGCATTGGCTTCATCCAGATAATCATTCAGAAGGTCAACTTGCTCATTTATTTTTTCGTCTGCATTTTTCTTTTTACATACATATTGGATTGGCTCCCCGCAAATCTGTCCAGCTTTAAATTTCACAGTTTCAAATGCGTGGTTTTCAACCACTCTGTTATTAACTTCTGGACGGACTATTTTGTTTCGGTATAATATCGGCTGATCGCCTTTCATGTACCGATACAAGTAATCAATCAATGTTCGATTTCTATTATGTATGCCAATAGTATCAGATACTACCTTTACTACATTTTGTGGAGTGATTCGGTCAACGCCTGTGTAGGCTACTTTTCTCCCGAACTCACCTCGGCATAAATCCACAAAATTCATTGTATTTCTCACGAGCCGAACCATCCTTTCTACAAAATAAAAAGCACTGGATATTTCAATCCAATGCTCTACTTTATATTCTACACATATTAAAAGTATTTTTCAGTATACTTCGGTATCATCTTTCGAAACCTTTTATCTTTTTTATTTCTGCTATGGCTTTTAAATGCTTTTTTTTAATGTGAATCTCTGAATAACCCATCTCATCTGCAATGCGAACCAAAGATTTGTACTCAACATAGTGCTTAAATAATATGTTATATAGTAATGGATCTTCAACCTGTTCTATGGTTCGGACTATTTCTTGTCTTTTTTGTAAAAATTCAGATATCATTTCTGAAATCTCTTCTCGCAGATCAAATATCTTCGCAATCATATCTCCCATCGGATCACGTTTTACAGAAGTTTGTACCTTTTCTCCAACAGGAATTGCAGATACACTTGTGGAAAGAGAACTGAGCTGTTCTTCTTCGATAAGCTTATTTTTGATTCTGTTATCATAATTTTCAATCTGGCGTAAATATTGAGCTGTAGTCATCATACTCTATCTCCTTCCCCACATAAAATTTTTGGTTGCTTTTACTTCTGCAAATCTTTTGCCGGCAAGCGTTATTGCAAGCTGCGTAACTCCATCGGCAGCGTCATCATGTTCATTATCACCAATATAGACGAATGTAGTTAATTCATCCATAGCCTTTTGATACTGTTTATCTTGATATTTCGGAGCCAAAAATATAAAATTTTGCTTAACATCCCCGGAATATTGATTTATTTTTTCTTTTTTTGCTTGTTTTGAAGGTGCTTTTGTACTTGTCGTGCTGCAAGCGTATTTATGTTCTTTCAAGCGTTCATTTACATAATAGGCATACATATCTCCACCATTATTTGCTTCAAAATTGATAGATTGAATATTATTTCCCATGATTCTTCCAACAACTAATGGCAATGTTCCTTCTTTTGGCGCTGTGCTAAAAATCCAGTCATATATATACACATCTCCATTTTCGTATTCTGCACCCACTGGCATTGATAAGCTATCGCCACCACCCCACGCAACATCGCAAGCAGAAACATTTTTAACAAATCCACCTTCTGGGAGAACGCCGTTATAATATCTCAATTCGTCAGCTGCAAACACAATTCCTTCACGCAAGAAGGGCTTTTGCTGATATTTGGCTTCCCATTCGTTAGCGTCTAACCTAACTTTCATATCAACATAATATTTTGTTGAAAATCCAACGCCATACTCATAATCGAAATTGGATTCACCATCATCGTTCAAAGCTGGAATTTTTCTAAACCGATACATTGGATTATCCCGATTTAGCTTCTCTATTTTTCCAAGAGGGTCATATAAATTCCATCTGGTTCCAACCATAAGTTCTCTTGCACCATCAATCTTACGGTCAACCATCTTGTTTAGATATTCTTGATATGTGTTTTCTAATCGGGTAGGACTTAATGAATGTTGCCTATCTCTTACAAGGTCATCCACGTACAAATACCCATCGGAAGAAATGTCAACGGCACCTGTCCAAGTACCTTCAATACCACGGCAAGTCATTGTTGCAAATCGGTCTGGCTTGTCCAGGTTTATTTCAAAATCATCAGCACTCTGTTTTTGAAGTTTCGACTGTGGAAAAATTTCACTATAGTTGTATTCCTGTGTATTAATGAGATTAAGAAGTTCTCCGTAAAATCCTTTTGCCAGTTTTCCAGAATGACCACCCATGGCACTATGGCTATTTGGTCTTTTACCCATTATCCATGACATAAAGAAAATACACATAGTGGATTTTCCAACACGGCTCGGAAGCGATAAACCGTAAAACTCTATCTTTCTTTCTTCCAAATCTTGTAGGTCTTGGGCTACCACATGTAGTGTTTTTCTTCGTGGAATATAAAATTTCTTGCTGTCTGGTCTATTTTTTTCCATATAAAGCAAGTAACTTTCAAATAAATGTGGTGCTTCCAACAACAAATACTGCCAGTAGATATCATCAAAATCACCACTGCCAGTTAATGCAGCACACTTCTCTGCTATGTTATGTGAGTATTGACTTACTTTCATAGCCATTTTCCGTGCTTCTTGGTTCTTTCTGAAAGGAAGGTCAATATTCATATTTAAGAGCAAATCAAGGCAATCTTTTTGATTCTGATAGATTGTCATGTCACTACTGATAATCTGATTCAGTACTGCCCGATACCATTCAAGCGAACCTTCTGTAATTTTTCCCATAAAAATAGAGCCAGACCTCCTTTCTTTTTAGGATTTAGTCTGGCTCTCATGTGGCTCTCTTGACTGGTTTACTTATTATTTAACATTCTCATCAGCTGTCATGTCTCTTGTATCTACGATGGTAGAAGTGTTACCTCCTTGAATCTTTGGTACTTCACCATTCCATTTATCAATCTTCTGTTTTTCAATCAGTTCGGGAGTAAGAGATTCTGCGATTTTTCTATTTGCTTCTGCTTCAGCTTCTGCTTTAATCTTAATTGCTTCTGCTTTTCCTTCTGCATCAATCTTTGCCTGTTCCGCTTGGATAGATGCTTTTTCTTTTTCCTGTTCAGCAGCAATCAGTGCAACTTCTTTATCTTTATCAGCTTGTACTTTGGCTGTTTTAGCTTCAATGTTAGCAAGTTCTAATTCTTGCTGTGCATTTACCTTCTTCTGAATTGCAGCCTGTGTTTCATCATCGGTGGAAATAGAAGTAAAGTTTACTGTATCAATAATAATTCCGTATGGCTCAAACTTCTGTTTAAGATATTCGTCAAGTGCTTCATTCAGTTCCTGGCGTTTATCACCGAAAACATCTGTTACTGGATACTTCGCAGTTACTTCCTGCGTCCATGCTTTCATCTTAGGCTTAATAAAAGTATTTTTCACAGATTCCCCGGATTGACCTTTGAACTGAGTAAATACATCAGTTACTCTGCTCTGATCGAATTTATAAGAAAATTCAAGGTCAACTTGAAGCGATTTACCATCTGCTGTTGGTGTCTTGAAGCTTTCATCTTTTGGAGAATCGCCCTTATCCTCAGATGTAAGATAAGACTGCTCGATTCCAACGGAATACAGTGAAGTTTTTACTGTTGGTGAAATCACATGCCATCCCTGTGTAAGTACATTCTTAGAGATTCCTCCGTTCATTTTGTACTCTACCGCAATGTAACCAGCCGGAACTCTCACACTGCACTTTGCAACACATATAAGTCCTGCAATGATTACAACAGCTAATCCAATTCCACCTAAAAGTCCTTTTTTCATTTATTATCCTCCTCTTTTTGACTTTCGTCTTTATTTAACTCATCAATAGCATTTCTGCCAATGTGGTTCAATAATTTACCTAGTGGTTGAAATAATTTGTAAAGCAGGAACCATACTACTGCCGCTCCACATATCACTAGAAATATAAATACTGGATTCATTCAATCACCTAACTTTCTACAAATTTCAATAAAATCTGGCTTGCTAAGTTCTTTCAACTTATCAGCATACTTCGGGAATTCATGTGTATATATCGGATGACCTAAAAGTTTTTCTGCGTATTCGTATGCAAGTCTTCGGTCATCCCCTGTAAGCATACAAATTCCTGTGTAGGTTTCAACTACTACCGCTTCTTGTTTTGTCATACATATCCTTTCTTGATAAAATCATCTTTTTAATTCCGTAAAAATATTTTCAATTACTTTCCATTCTGCGAATACTGCCATGAGCAATAATGGTACTGCAGAAAATCCCCAATGATTTTCAATCATCATTTGAATTGTGGCTATCAAATAATCTGCTACCCATTTGAATATTATGAAATTCGCAATTATCCAACATATTTTTCTTGCCTTCTTCACTCAATAGACCTCCATTTATTTCCACGGTATATTATCATTTTCGTGTTCCAAAAAGAAATCAACCTTGTCAACATATCCTTTAGCTATCAGTTTTTTTACACAATCATCAACTCTTACAGGAGATGTATACCTTGTAAATTCATTTGAATATACAGTCTTGGCTGTAATATTTCCGCATATTTTGCATTTTTTTACAATATAAGCATTTATATGAGTACCATTTCCGTAATCTATTCTGTCATAGCATTTCCCAATTTCCTCATATAGGTGGGAACATTTTTCTTTAAACCAATTCATACATTCACCTCACTGGAATCCCTAATTGTTTGTAGGTAAATACGGCAGTGTACTTCTTCCCACATTTGTAGCAAGTTTCTGTAATGGTGCAAGTCTTTTCTTTATCATTGCATTTCGATTCTGTATCCGAACTTTTGAACTTGCATCCACCTGTCAAAATACATTTAATCCGTTTTGTGTTCATACATTCACCTCGAACTCTTTCTTACAGTTGCTACCCTTGCATTTTAACTTCAAGTGCTGAATCTTCGTGTTTGGGCTAATCAGAAGTGCTTTCTTTTGGCAAAAAGGGCAACAGGCGTATTTCACTCCATTGATATTCCTCAATAATGCCTGTCCATTCCACGGTTCGGGTGGGTTCATGTATTCAGAAAAATCTATTCCTTCGGATTCTAATGCTGACTTAATGCTCATTTATTTACCTTTCTATTTCTTTTATGCTTTATTGGTCTTCCCTCTTTGGCTGCCCTTTTTATCATTCGCCGCGCAACAGATTTAAAAACATTATCAAATTTCCGTTTCCCTTTTCTTCCAGCAATTTGTCTAAATTTTGGCTTTTTATTCATTTTTAAGCAGTTATTTGGTATTTTCTTAAAACCAATTTTCATGGCTTCTTCAATGCTTATTTTTTCTTGATCCATTAATTTTCCTCCGTTTCGGAATGCCATGCATTTTACGGAAATTGTTCTTGTTTATTCGATTTGGGGCAAATAGTGTCCAAAATAGTTCATCACTTAATTTACATTCAAATTCAATACTTAACGGCTTTCCTATGCTACAAAGTGTACCGTCCTCATTTCTGTGAAGAATACCGCCTTCGATAACAAAAGCACCATCCGAAATTGAAATCTCTGGTATTGTTTCAATAACTTTTCCATTACATGTAAAGAAATGCTTTAATTCTTCCTTTTCACCCATATCAGCACATCCCTTTGTTTTTCCTTAAATTAGCGTATCGGTCAACCAATGTGTCAACAGTAACAGTTAACTCGTTGATTCTAATACAGTCATCCTGGTGGCGTTGTTCATACCATTCTATAGATGGATGACCAGTATCTACATTTTCAATTCCATCAATCGGAATCTTCCAGTTATCATTTTCAAGAAGCTTTTGGTTAAGTGTCTCCGATAAAGCTTTATAGTCCAGGATTATATGCTGTTTTTTCTCGCATTCATCAGCCAAACGAACAACTTCATTTTTCAACTGTTCTTCTGTCCAGTTTGCCATATCCTCAAATTTCATATTTACCACCTCTGTCTTCGAAAATTGTCTCTTCCAAGCATAAATTTTTTCGGCTGAAAAATTATCCTCTACATCAATATGTGCTTCACGGTCTTGCACATCATATCCGTTTGAAGTTAATTCAAGTTTTGCAGTATATTCAGCGCCGCAATTGGTGCATTGCCATGTCACATTTAAAAAGAGTCCTTTTTCTATAAAAGGGTTTGTGAAATCGGCATTTTCACATTTCAATATTCCACCGCAAACAGGGCAATTGCGTTTATCAAGTAAATTTAGCATTCAAATTCCCTCCTCTCCCTGTGCTTCATCTGACAGGCAATCATTTTAGCTATGTTTTCACGTTCCTGTTTTATTCCATGCCCCTGGCGAAACAACTCACATTCGAGGATATTCCCGCAGTGTGAGCATTCATCTTTTATTTCTTTACCACATATCTCCATCTTCTTTTCCTTCCAAAACTCACAACAGCACTCTGGTTCCGTAAAGTCTGCGCAATATTCGCTATCGCCATTGAAACAAACCCATGTGAAGTCATCATGTTTTCTGCAATTCTTACAACATTTTTCTTTCATAAATTACCTCGATTTAGAAAAATCCAGTGTGCCGACTTGAACGGCATAAATCTCCCAACGAGAAACACTGGAACTTTAAGGGGGAAAATGCAACTTCTGGCAATGGCAATTTGCCAGATAGAAACAACAGGAATCGAACCTGTGTCACATGATATTCAATATCATTGCTCTACCACTGAGCTATGTTTCTTTTTTCATCATAAAACGCTAAACTAGATGATTTTTTTAGAATCCCCGACTACCACTCCTCACGGGCATTGGTCTTATCTCTCTAAAAAGTTTTTGCACAAGATCGCTAGTGAGTTGCGTCTATATGCCTGCACGAATGCACACAAACGCATCCGCATTTATGTGCAAGAACTAACAATAGCTATGCTAAAGTAAGATATCCTATCTACACCTGGTAGATGGAATTGCAGGAGACGGATTCGAACCGCCGTTCTCAAGGATATGAGCCTTGCGAGATTCCACTTCTCTATCCTGCCGGAACCTGGAAAAACCGGGTTAGCAATAGGTTTATCGTGTTATGCTTTCCACTATCTACAAGTTTTAGTGCTGTAGATTCACTGGATATTTTTATGCGTCTTTGAACGGCATCTCTTGAAAACTCCTTTTATTAACGTGCGCTGCGTTAATGTTTTTAACTCCGAGATATACCAGCCGGGAAATCAGATCCATTTAGGCTACGCCGTATCGCACCTATAAATTTACCTAATCCACACGCTCAACTGGAAGTTTTTTCCACCCATATTACGGATGAATGGCATTTAGAAGAAATGGAAGCTCTGGGATTCGAACCCAGGACTTACGGCTTATGAGGCCGTTGCTCTTACCGCTGAACTAAGCTTCCTAAGATACCGAATTATTTGACCGCCATGACAAACAATCCGGCACTGTTGCAGTTCTTGACCACCAACCGCAACAAAGGTTTTCTGAAACGCTTTTAGATTTCAGAAAAGAGTGTTATAAAATGAACTTGCGGCGTTAGCAAAACCGCAAACTGGGCTAACTGGGTTCGAACCAGCAAATATAGCAGTCAAAGTGCTGTGCCTTAACCGTTTGGCGATAGCCCATCAACCCCGGCGCACCATTAAAACCGGGGAAGTCGTGATATTAAGCTAAACAAGTATATAAACTTTCCGCTCTTACTGATTACTCTTTTCCAGGAGGGAAATTTTCTTTTTCTAAATATTCAATAATTCCTGGCGTATTCATCAATAAGAGCTTACGCTACTCTGGATGCCTCGACTTATCACTTTCATAGGCTTTCCCGAACCTACATGGATTAAGTCGAAGCTGTGCTTTTATGAATTTAACCCTTTCGATTAATTCAATCGGGATAATTCCAATTGGAATCGGTAAATACATGGGGTTCTCCTCTTATTCTGCAAAAATCCAATCCTCTGCTAACATATCTGCTTGAGATGCAAGCCATCCCATCTGTACGCCAGATGTTCCGACAAAAGCAATGGCTTTGTTTCCGATTGCATCATGTTCACAATTTACAATTTCATTATCAGCAGTCTTATATGAAATTCCAGTGGCAATCTGAATGTACTGTTTCTTTCCATTCCAGCCTTTACGAGACACTTTAAGTCCTCTTTTCAGATAACGGATAGCGTCACCAAATCCAAATGTTGACTGACCACCAAGAACACCACAGTTATTCTCATCAGCAATCATCCAGTCATCTCGCTGTGTGTGCATGAAAGTATATTCTACTCTCTGTGTTTCACGGATATCGAGAACTGTTCCCTGGCCTTGATCGGAATCTTTTGGTCTGCAATGAATCATAATCGTCTGTTTTTCATCGTCCCAACACCAGTAACCATTCCATCCTGGAAGTTTCACTTTTGCTCCCTGTTTCATAAGTTTTAATGCTTCTGAAAATTTCATTTCTATATCCTCCTTTACCTCGTGCAAATTAAGAAAATATTCAGTGCGAAACATATTTCTAAACAAATACAGAATAAAATCTGTATTACGCTTGTCTTTCCTTCTTCGTCCAGTATGGCTAAAGTACCGGCAAGAACCAGAACGAAAAATGCAAGATTTACAGCTGTTCCGATTACATTAAGTGCATTCATTTTCTTTTTCCTCCCCAATTAAGAAGTCCAGAATTTTTTCTGCAATCTCTTCCTCTGGCTCAAATGGCATTCCACAGTAATTGTAGGATTCTAAAGCCGATTTTAGGCTTGATTTGAAACCATTGTAAATCTCTCCATGTTGTAGTAATTCGTGCCTTAAAACACAAATTGCATCAGTAATTGATTGAGAAGTGACACTAATTTGTGCCAAGCACTCCATTTCAATGTCTGGAACAGCCATCATTTCAAACTCAAATACTGGAATTTCATATACTGCGGTATGGAAATTTATTGATCTTACTCTCGGAACTTCATTTCCATCAATGAAATATTTTGTGCCGAGCCAATCATTGGAGTTGGGGTTTGTGATTTTTACTAAAGACATCTTCGCGCCCCTTTCTTTTAGTTTCACAGTAGAGAAGGAGGTGTTTCGCAATCTCTTCCAACTGTAGAATGTTGTATTTTGGAATTTCCCATGTTTTCTGCTCCAATAATGAAGACAGTGGAATTTTCTCAGTCGGTAGTTCGTTAGTTACTGTGGCATTGATAAGCATAGACGCTACATCAATGGGGGATTCGGGAAGACTATCCTTGTTATCACTTATTGGTGCGTATAGCATGGATAACTTTTTCCATTCTCCGTTTTCCTTTGAAAATACTTCTCCGTTTTGTACTTTAAGTATTCCAGTAGCATCTCTTGGAATATACTCTTCTTTTTCACATGAACGGACATCATTCCCAATACTGTATAAAAAATAATTCATCATCCTTCTTCCACCTCCCCGAAATATTTCTTGTAAAGCTTATTTTTGTAATGCCACAGATATTGCATCACAAAAATTTTATCAATACATTCCAAACCATAATACATCACTCTGTACTCGGCGGTTCTGTCTCCGTTTTCATCAGCACTGTAACCGGCTAATTCAGATTTTGATTTTGCGCCAAACCACCTACCGTTCTTTGTAACAAACAAAGAAAGATTTCCATATTTACAAACATATGTGGCAGTTTGAGTATCATACAATCTGCCATCAGCTAATATTGCTTTTGCGTGAATTGGCTTCACCAGTTTCCGAATTTCCTGGGATTCCTGTCCAACATTTTCATATGCTTGGTTTGTTTCGGAAACGCCTTTTTTATTTTTTGAGAAAAATTTAAGCACGTCTTTTCCTCCCGAAATATTCATCAACTGCCTGTCTCACAATATCCGATACACTCCTGTCTGTTCGGTTCTTCTCTTCCAGGAGCCTTTTTTTCTGTTTTTCGGAAAATCGGATGCGGATGGATTCGGATTGTGGGTTATGCTTTTTCATAGGCAGTATCCATCTTTACGGAAAGAATCGGTTTGTCATCGGCTTTAGCCAGAAGCGTAATACCTTTCCCATTCTCACAAGATGATGTCATGAGTTGAATATTTGAATTTCCGGTTTCGTTACAAATATTCAAAAGCTGTTGTGCTATATCCATCAACCTTGACCGAAGGTATCCGTCATTGCTTACTATTTTTTCCATCTTGTGCCTACCTTTCTGCGAATGTTATCAGTTATCACAAATCGTTTATTGCTTTTAATTTCTGATTAGCAATTTCAACCTGAGAAGCAAGTACGCTACGTGTCACATCTCTTATAAACGATTGTTCTAGTGTCATGCTCTCACTGTAAAACAACGTCGGAGCTGTGAGTACATAGATTTCAATATCCAAATTACAAAGCTGTCTCCATATTTCTTCGATTTCATTCTTGGTATTTCCAATATCATCAACTCCGCAAATAATTAATGAATCACCCTTTTTCATGTTTTCACAAAGAAGTCTAAAATTATTATTTTCATCTGCCAAATCGAAAATAAACGAGTCAATTTCTTCGTTCAAAAGTATCTTTTTCTTTGCTTCCAACGGGAACCATAATCCAGATTCTCTTGCGTATCCTATCTTCATGTTTTATACCTGCCTTTCTTGGTACTGCCTTATTTAGTGTTGGCAGAGAAACAGTTAAGGCTTACTGCTTGTCGTGTTGCAATCACTATCCCTGCCATGTGGAGTCGTTGATGTTGAAAGAGTTCTTTTTGTTTTTTTGGAAACTCGAGGAACTGACTACGCCAGCCAGAGGTCTATATATAACCCCCTCCCGGTCATCCAGTGCAGACGCTGGCAAGTCAGCCCGCCGCCCCATGGGACCCGCTGCCCTTACCTGGTCGCTGTTTATCGTATGCCATTGGCAATGGTCAAGTAGAATTTACCGAACGTATTTTCTCGAACATATGTATCTATATGATAAACACTTGTTTTTTATATAGATGTCTTCAAAAATCTATACATAATGCACAAATATAATCGTCATTATTGTGTATATTGTACGATTCCATGCGTTTACTGCATTTTGTCCGTCCCTCATGTACATTTTTATTGTTTCTGTGTTCTTACAGGCTTTACAACTCCGGCTTTTCCATCTCTGGAAGCTGTAAAGCGGCTCTGTGCTTCTCTGCGATCTGCTGCGCGGTCTGCTGTGGTACGCCGTACTGTTGTGTTGCTTGTACTGGTGCCGTTTCTGCCATGCCATAGGCTGCTTTTGCAACAAATATCAAATTCGCATTTGTTCCGGTCTGGTTATGCAGTCTATTAATTGCACAGTTTTTGCAAATATCAAACCATTTTTTAGCCGTGTTACCATGCGCTGAGTTTGTTCTATATTCCCCATTCATCCAGTCAGTAAACGTTGTACGATTAATCCCAACTAAAAAGCTAAATACTTCTAGGGTTGGTAATACATGATATTTACTGCATAATCTCACATAAGTATTAAACATTTTATCTAATAGCTCTATATTGTCATTACTTGGCTTTTGTATATGATCTGCAATATAAAAAATCATATCTACAAAGCTATCTGATACTTCTTTCTTATAGTTTTCGTTATCTGGTGATATACATAATACAGTATTTATATACTCATCAGCATATATATTAATATTATCTAAATAGATATCTACGTCTTGTACATTTACTGTATTATCTTTCATATTATCACCTCACTTTAGCACGTTAATTTCCAAATAAAAAAAAGAGAATGTCACCAGGTAAAGCTTATTCCCGGAAAATTTCCGGGTGTTCGGGTACATTCTCTAAAACTTAAAATAAAATATTCTGTTTTCTTTGTTGCTGATACCTTAACACAGTCTTTAATATCTTGTCAAATTTAATTTTGCATAAAATAAAACCCTTTATTTTGTCAGTAATTAATAAATAATATTTGTGGTATTATATTATAATCTTCATTTATATTTATATTATATATATTATTATACAGTACTGTATAGCATATCTTTTAATAAACTCTAATCTTAGGAATCTAGGAAGGGCAGGTATTATATTATAAAATATATTATATAGGGCGGCTTATTTTCGCAGTTTTAAATAATAAAAGCCAGACCTTCCAGGAGCTTACCCGGCGTGATCTGGCTTATTAGGCAAATATTAAATTAACGGTTTTTCTGTACTGTCAGTCCTGCCCTTCCTGAGTTCCCGCGACCGTCGTTATTTAACAGCTTAAATAAATTTCTTTTGAATGTCAAGCGGTATTTAAAAAATATTTTTCTTGACAATTTGCAAAAAACTGTGCTATTTAAATATTAACAGGCTCGGCGGCGGTCTGTACTCTGTCCATAGCCGCCACAAATAAGCGTATTAAAAGCCCCTGGATAATTTCCTAGGGCTTTATTTTTATTCTTCCTCTTCTTCCTCTTCTTCCTCTAACCATATTTGACACTGCTTGCCGTCCTCTTCGTAGCTGATAGCTTCACCAGCTTCCAGGCGTTCCCGCCAGTCCTCCGGGTAATTCTCCGGTCTGTAAATACAGTTTCCCGAAAAGAACTGGTTTCCTCTCATTTCGTTAACTACCATTTTTCCTCCTGTCCGCCCCTCCTGGGGCTGTGTAATTGGTTTTCTTTAACTATCTTTATGATATCATAAGTGCATTATATTGTCAATAATATAAGTGCATTATTTTTTATATTTCTCCATTCTTTCAAGCTCTGCCGCTATTACTTCCTTTATAAATGTATTTGGCTTTTCGATTCCTAGCTTTTTCATTTTTTCTTTTGTACCAGCTGGAAATATTATATTTATACGGTCGTTCTTCTTCTCGTATTCTCTAACGGCTTTTCTTTGTGCTTCTGTTGTCTTTAATTCTTCCATATTGTAAGCCCTCCTTTTTATAATGATAATATCATAAGTGCATTATATTGTCAATAATATAAGTGCATTATACACAATGTACAATTAAGCGCCACTATATAAGTGCATTATTTAGTTATTATTCCATATTGTATAAGTGCATTATATGTGGTATTATAATATCAACAAAGGAACAAAAGAAACAAACAACCGGAACCGCCCGAACCACTCAAGCCAATGAGGACATAAGGAAAACGGACTGATTAATTGAAAAATTCTAGTTCCCAGAAAATAAAAAAGCCCGGCGATCTTCCAAACCAAACCGGGCACCAAACTAAAAAGAAAGGCAACCCTATTATAACAGGGGCGAAGGTAAAAAACAATGAAAAAAATCAAAACATTAGAGATCAGTGCGAAAAGATGGTTTCAAAAATCTTATGGAAACACCTACCACGTTGTAAAAGCTGTTGTAAATGGAAAAGATGTTGTTGTTTCTGGAGTTACTTATGGATACGGCAATCACTTTTTGACAACTATCGCTGATCTGTTACGTGACAGAGGTTATACAGTGCCAGAAGATAATTCAAAAGCTTTTGTCATGATGACGAAATTCCCATACACCGTGGAAGATGTAAAAAGAAAGAAAGACTTAGTTTTCTAGCAAGGGGTGTTGGCATGTATAATAAATATTTGAGAAATATTAAATGGGCGGTCTTTACGATAATTGACCGCGCCACACAGGACGACCGAAAAAGCAAGGTAAAAGTTTCTGGTGCATTCAGTTGCCCGAGTAACGCAGAGGAGTTTATAAAAACTCTCCCAACTGGTCACAAATGGTATGTTCTTGATTTTGACCGTTTGGAACGCTTTGAAGAATTTTACAATTATGTTCAGAATATTAATGAGCAATATGGAGATTATGCAATATTTCATATTAATGACGGTGGTTTTTTAGTTGATGAATTAAATTGTTTTCGCTCTGTCCTTAATATCTGGACAGACACAAAAATTAATTAATCATTTCTGGCGGCTTTAAAGCCGCCAGTATTTAAGCAAAGGGGGCTAAAACATGAAATATCATTACATAGCAATCTCAAGACGCGAAAACAACAAAAACTTTGCTTATGTTCTTCGGGTCGCTAAATCTGACAACCTTATTTTTTCTTTACAGATTCCTGGGATAACTGCTGCAAATATTTGCAGCACGAAAAAAGAAGCGGAAAAAGTCGTTGAGTTTTGGAACAAGTGTTCTTTAAAAAATAAAACTTATGGAGGGTTTTAAAATGATAACAATCAAGAAAGCCACGCAAGCGCAGACAATCGCCGCCATAAAAAGCGGCGATTTCTTAACAGTTGATACAATCAACAGAAAAGCTGAAAAGGAAGCAATGGAAATCTTTAAGGCTGTTGCTGGTGGCGTTATTAAATTAGCTTATTGGGATATGTCCCCGGTAAAGCGTCGGGATGGTAAAAAGTCTGTGATGCGATATGCGCTGCACAGATCAACAAAAAAAGAGAACTGTTTGCAACTCTCCTGTATGGAGCTTATCGGCGGCGAGATCATCCCCACAAGTGACAAACAATTTAAAATTAATGATGATTACGACCGCCGGGAATTTTTCAGCAGTCTTCCGAGCGTTACAAAAATGACTTTAAAATAATAAGGGGCTTAAGATTCCTGGCAAGTTTTTGTACTGTTTATTTTTGGCTTAGTGTATGATATAATAACATAAAATGGGGGTAATACATATGATAATGTTAAAAATGGAAAAATGGGAAAGCGTTGTAAATGAAACTATTAAGCATTTTTTTGATAATTATAAAGTATTTGATGATAATAACAAAGCTTTAGAAAATAAAAGCCTGTATCAATACATTAATGATATTTGCGAAAAAGGCCCGGAAACAGAAATCTTGCACTTTTTATTTACTGGTGAAAGTGAATATATCCAATTTGCGGGAAAGTACAATATTTCTTTGTACGATGAATTTTCACAAAAACTTGAAAACAAATTGATTGATGAATTTTACTCCCTTAATCAAAAGCAATTCTGTGACGATCTCGAAAATTTTACAGATTATTTTTTAAGCGAACACACAATTTTATTGAAAACATATATTTATGATATTCTTGATAGTTTTACGGCTAAAAAGTTAAAATGCATTATTTTCAAATAGTTTTTACCGCTTCCCGGTTTCCAGACCGGCGGCACGTTCACGGCGTGCAAGCGGTTTTTTGGCATTCTGCCAGATACACCTTGCAAAGTTAATATAATAAGTCAATCAATTAACGCGCTATTTTATCCGTAAATCGTTTTTTTATGCTGTTAATGGTGATTTATGCCACGTTTGCATTATAAGCCGTTTATGAGCCTTTAAAACGCTTTATAGTGTGTTGCATGGTTTATTGACTGTCTGCGGCTATGGGTGTATAATAGCCTTGTATAGCTATGTTCGGCTATGCTTTATTTGCGTACCGTGTAAATTGGTGCATTTTGTCCGCTTATGTGCGTATCTTGTCCAGGCTTCCCGGTGATCTGCCGCAGTTGACCGGGCTATATAACAATTAGGGCTATACAACTATATTGTGATATGCTTGTATAACGCCGTATTTGTCATTTTAAGGCGTTTTATAATCGCAGTCAATAAAGTATAGGCTAAATACGCTACAAGCCATTTAAGGCTTATTTTGCAAGAGTATTATTGCATTTTTATTACTGCATTATATGTCATTTGCTGTTATGATCTATTATCTGTGGGTTATTGGTTCTGATCTGCCAGGGCTACGGCTTACGGTCGGCTTTGTTGACGTCCAATCGTTCCCGGCAGCGTCACGACTTCATCAGCTCGGCGCGGTATCGGTTCCCGGTGCTGTCCCTGGTTGATTTGTGGTAATAAATAACCGCAGCTGTTAGAGGTTTCAATAGTTGCAACTAACTTGTGGATAATTCCTAAATTCCAACATCATTCTGGCAGCCAAAAATCAAGGAAATCCAGAAAAAAAAGTGGCAACCGGAAAAATTCTCGCATTTTCTAGCTGCCACTTAAATTTTAATTTTGCACAAATATTTCTATAGCGTAAAGTTTTAAATGATTCAAAATTCACAATTTATTTAATCCTTCTTTCTTCCGTGTTCCATATCTTCTGTGGGATGATTTCTCTAATCGTTCAGTCCGCTTCATTTGGGACTTGGAAAGTTTCTTCTTTCTCTGGTAATTATCAGTCGTTGTTCCCATTCACGCCCTCCTTATTAATCTTCTGATTCCTGGTTTCAAAGTTTATAATTTCTGTGTCTGTTTCCAGTTCTTCCGGGATTCTTCCAATAATGATAACTCGAAGCGGCTTCAATCTCCGTTCCATCTCCTTGAAACCAACGCAAAATTCCAACCGTGCTGCCCTACTCTTTACTCTTCCATTGGTACAACAGGCAACTGTGCTTCCCTCCGGCAGTCCATCAAAGCACCAGTCCCAACAGTATTCCGGTAATATGCTTACGTTCGGAATTACAGGAATATCGTTCAAGATCATGTAGTGAGCCAATGCATGATTGCGGTATTTATTCCACAGGCACATAGCTAACGGCATTCCATTCTTGCCAACCGATATGCTGAAATCTGGCATAATGACTGCGTGAAAACATTTTAAATGCTCCATATACTTGTCTGGCTGATTCCATAATCTTTGAAACTGTACATCATCCACATAGAAATTTACATCAAGTTCCCGATGGTTCTTAATCTTCCGGCTAAAGCTCTCCGCAAAGTCTACAGTATCTTTTCCAGGATGGATAAAAGTCTTTGGGATTTTCGGGATTTCGTACTTACCATCAAGGTCTGCATCCGTGATTAAAAATTCTTTCATTACGTCATAAGCTGTATGTATCATTGATTCCACTCCCATTTTTTTCTCTTATAGTGCTAAAAGGTACTTATATTTGAAAAATACCATATCTTGTGTCTTAATGCAAGTTTTCCTACTAAATATCTTGTGTTGTTCTGAATGTAGAGTAAAAATCATATCGTCAGAACAGCGCAAGGGAAACCCCCATTTTTCAAGGCTTCCAGACCTTAATTGAAATGTCAGTGTTGCACATGTAGCCGCCAACGGTTCCACGGTAATTTTTTCAAAAAGTTCATTGACAATCTGCCTGTTAATGTCTTTTGGAGTAACGCCTTTGAACTTTTCTAACTGTTCTTTAATAGCACTTAATTGTATTTCTACTGGCTCTGGACTTTTGGTATTTTGGATTTCTAGAATATGGCTCTCAATCTGCTTTATCTGCTTCACGTATTCTTTATTTCTTGAAATAAATTCATCATCAGATATTTTTCCATCCAGATTATATTCCAGTATTTTTTCACGTTTTTGTTTTAACAGATCAATCTGTTTTTCAAGTCGTGAAATTTCGTTTTTATTGTCTGGAATGTTTTTGATCGAGGACTGCAAAATTTCAAAATATTCCTCCAAAATGCTATCAATGTTTTCAGAAGATTTATTTATCAATTCTGCAATTATTTCTTTCAGTTCTGATTCTGCCAGTCCAAATGAATCACATGAAGCTGCTCCATTTTTTATCTTATAACTGCATACCCATCGAACATCTTCTTTTCCTCGAATATAATGCTGCTTCATCCAGTATGGAGCTCCGTCATTTGCGCAGAAAAGTTTTCCAGTGAAAATATTTTCGCTTTTAAAAGAGGTTCTTCTTGATTTTATGGCTTCTCCACGTTCTCTTAAATATGCGTTTGCCTTTTCCCAGGTAGTTTCATCAATGATCTGCGGTACTCTGGAACCATCATCCTTAAACATTATCCATTCTGACTGTGGAAGAAATTCTTGTTTCTTTGTGAACATATCGACAACCTTTACTTTTCCTCCGCAATAGTATCCTTTGTATTTTGGATTCCGAATAATATTTTTTATGACATCTCTACTGATCTTACCGCCTTTGAAACTTCTATATCCCATATTCCAGAGTTTTTTTTCAATTCTTGGTGTAGACATTCCAGAAGCATAGTCTCGAAAGACCATTCGAACCATGTCTGCTTCTTCTGGAATCAGTTCGAGTTTTCCTTGATTGTTTGAGTATCCATACATTCTGTGTCCGAGAACAACACCGTTTTTGATTGACTGTGCGTGTCCAAATTTTACTCTTGAAGAAAGCTTGCGGATTTCGTCCTGCGCTACCCCGGCCATAATAGTAAGTCGGAATTCACTATCATCATCAATAGTATTAATTCCATCATTTTGGAACCACACGCATACGCCGTAAGACAACAATTCTCTGGTATATTGGATGCTATCAAGAGTGTTTCTCGCAAATCTTGAAATTTCTTTTGTTATAATCATGTCAATTTTTCCAAGCTTTGCATCTCTGAGCATTCTTTGAAATTCTTCTCTTTTATCCGCATGCATTCCAGAAATACCATCATCAATGTAAGAACCGGCAAACTTCCATCTGTTGTTAGAATGTATCAGTTCTTCAAAATGTTCCTCCTGGTGCTTAATGGATGCTTGCTGTTCAACTTTTTCAGTAGAAACCCTGGCATAATAAGCAACATTTAGTTCAATGTCGTAAATAGAGCAATTTCTTAATTTTTCTCTTACATAATAAATATTCATAGTGCATTTCTCCCTTAATAAACAGGGAGTGGAATCATATAAAGTATAACACCTCATATAAATCCACTCAATACATTGTCGTTACTTTCTAATGCTGATTTCAGCTTTAATTTTATCTCTTGTTTTCTCATCTATCAGACCAAGTGAGAACATTCTTTCGTTTATGGCATACAATATAGCTTTTTCCATTAATTGTCCCTCCATATAATTATCTCATTTTAAACGCTGTTTTTCTTTATCTTTTGTATGCCCTATAATTTCTACCATTATTCTCTTTTGAACGATTCTGCGCTATTTTAAATACACAATTATCACGTTTTACAACAAATCAAAGATATTGACCTGCCCATCAATCTGAGATTCTTCCAGATTGTAAAATTTGCAAGCTATATAATCTGGATTCCAATCAATTTCCAGTTCGTATTGCAAACATTGCGGATGTTTGCCCCCACGGAAGAATCTGCATTCTGAACAGGTATGCTGATAAGCTGTACCTCCAGATCGCTTATACATTTCGCTTATCTTCCTCATAGAATCACTCGCTTTACTCTTGACTTTCCTCTCGCTTTCTTCTTGAAGATACCATTTTTAACACAATCCCTCGGATCACATCCTCTGCTATGTTCTTCAATTAAGATATAATCACAGGTTGCATTTGTGCTCCATGCATTTTCGCTCTTGCTGTAATAGTCGCATTTTGAGCATTGTCTCCGCTTTAAGCCTATAATTTCAGTGCTTTTTAATTCTCTCCATGGTTTTCTATCTGGCAATTTTCAGCACCTCCCAATCTGGCAGTATCTATAATTTTTAAAAGGTCTGGACTTAGTTTTCTTCGTTCTTGTTCTCTTTGTACTTCTGCCCGGTAAGTCCTTTGGAAATTAGACTGAACTACACTCCACCATGTGCCATCTATATTCCCTGATTTCGCCCATTCTTCTAACTGCCCCGGACTTGATACTGCTTTCTGAACTATTTCTGGAAGTTTAGAAAATTCTTCTTCCGCATGGTATATAGAGTTCCAAATTGCCCTTGATACCAGATTCCAAGCTTCTGTTTCGTTCAGTTCGTCAGACTGTGGCGCAAGGCTCTGCGCGCATTGCCGTAATGCAGCTATTGTAGGTTCTTTCCATTCAGTTTGCATATATTTCTTCAACCCAAAACTTAAAAGCTTGTAATCTAGGTCTTTCAAAAGTCCGTACCAAGTATCAAAAGCATATTGATCTGGCAGAAATGATGGAGAAGTGTACACAGCTTTCATTGCCTTTACCAGTACCGCCCATTCTTCTCTTGTCATACCCAATTATCCACCTCGCTTACCCTGTTTTGGATTTTCTCCATGTAGCTGCATGGTCTATTCGTAGACTTGTCTGCGTATTGCCCTTCAAATACTTTTGCGAAATTTCCAGGCTTTAAGAACCAGTCAAACGTAACCATCCAGCCATTTTTATTTTGCCCTTGTAAGAAGCTGCTATGGCGAATGTTTTCAATGGCTTCTAAGATATCGTCCATATGGTTCTGACGGATTCTAGCTTTTACTGCCTGTTCTCGTTTTGGTGTCATTCTTTTTACAGGAGTGATACCAAATTCTTCCAGAGTATTCCATTCATCAATGATTCGTTGGACGTCAGTCTGACGAATAGTATCTTTAGATACTATTAAATCATTCTCTTCTTCTATTTCTTTTTCTTTATTATCTAATTCTTTATTATCTAGTTCTTTATTATATACTTCTGCCGAGCTAACGTTAGTTTTACTGTTAACTTTACCGTAAAGTTTACTGTTAGTTTTACACTCTATTTTGTCTTTCTGCTTTTTTCGATATTCTTGCATATAGTTTCGCATATATTGGCTTTTTTGCTCAATTTTATCAAGATTTTGATATTTTCCCCAGTTCGGAATTGTGTAAACTCCGGAAACAATTTCGATCATTCCGTAGTTCTCAAATGTTTTTAACGCTAATCGAACCGTGTTAATATCTCTCCTGAATACTGTCGCTAACATTTCATCAGTATATGCAATCTTATCGTTTAGGATAAAAACACCGCTGTTGTTATTTTTTCCGGCTAAGCACAACAATTTAAACCAGATTACGATAATGCTGTCCGCACTTGGCAAATTTTCAATTAGCATTATTTTTTCATCATCAAAAATGTCTGAACATATTTTTATCCATTTTACAGCGCTTGCCAATTTTGAAATTCCTTTCTCCAATCTCTGGATTTTTAAAAAGTGTTTATTTTAATTCAACTTCAATTCCATTGATTTTCAGTTCTCCATTTACCGGAACCACAAGAGATGGAACGCCGTTTATTTCTTTCAATTCAATCAGAGCAATTTTATCCGGCTGGATGCAGATTGTTGCATCTGGTGTTACAATTTTTGCAGTTTTTGAATTGTGGATATTGTCAAGTGCAGCAGGCTCATTACTGAAATACGTTTCCCAGTTTTCCTTGAAATCTGATAACTTCTCGCCTGGAACTCCGCAATATTCAAAAATCTGTTCCATTTCATCACATGATACAGTTATCATCTCCGGGCTGTCTTTCTTCTGTTCTCTTACTTCCTGCAAAGATTCAATTAGGCTTTCAGTGAAATTGAATGTTGTGTTTCCTTCGAAATTGTCCATGATAAAATCTGAAAAGACATTGATCTCATTTCCCGGTATACGTGGAATTGGTGTGCCAAGAACGTTTTCGATGAAGTCTGGATGAATATTCTTTATGTTTTTGTTGAAATACAAAGTTCCATGAATATCAGTACTTCTGTCATTGAATACAGGGAATAAGAATCCTGTTTCTGGTCTTGAGACTACCCAATCACGAATTCTGCCTTTGATGTTATTTTCAGCCACATCATAGCTAAGCCCAGCCTTTGAAAGATTTACTGGACAAATGCTGCACAGAATGTGTTCATAAATTTCTTCTGATGCATCGTGCATTTCGGCTCCATCAGAAGCTTTTCCTGGAATATCATATACTGAATGAATGAGAACTATGTAGTAATTTTCGTGATAATCGTAATTTTCAATCACTTTGTCGTAGAACTCGTCCAAAAGCTCATCATCTTTAAGCTTACTTGCTCTGATCCGCATAAGAAATTCCTGTGTTCCACCCTCTTTTTCCTGTGCTAATGGAAAATCAAAGTTCATAAGGTTCTTTCCAAGTCTGCCAGACATGGTTTTCTTGAAAATGTCAAAATACTTAAACATTTCTTCTTCTGGAAGGGAAAGGAAAGCTTCTTTAATTTTGGTTTTCTTATTCTTTTCTGCATCCACGTAACAACCACAAATACGTGTAATGGAACAATTTGCTGGTGTAAATTGTTTCTTGATCTCTGCGATTTCTTTCTTATTCATTTTTTTCCATCCTTTCTGCTTCTCTTGCCTGTTTCTTCTCAATCCACTTATTAATTTTATCTTCGGAAATCATATACATTTGCTTTAGCATTTCGATGCAGATCAACACATCTGCAATTTCTTTTATCATGTTATCACGGTCGATTTTCCACGTTTTTCCTTACTGATTGCTTGTATAAGTTCCGCACATTCCTCCATGCAGACGGTTGCCTGAATTCCTTCTCCGTAATGGTCAACACTTCTAGCAATAACGCTTTCGTCAATGTTATATGTCATTTTCTTCGCTCCAGTCAATTTTCTGCCCGCATTCAAAACAGTACTTGCTTATTTTTTTACCAATAACAGGTGTTCCGCATTTCGCACATTTTTGAGTGGAAAATATATTGTACGGAAAATCTGGAACATATTCTTCAGGTTTGCATGGAATCTGCTTTTCCAATGCTTTTGCTCTGGAATCACACGTCCATGCTTCCTTGAGATATTTTTTCTGCCATTCATCTTTGTTTTCAGAACTTTCAAGGAAACATAAATGCTGGTCTCTCATATCGGATAATATGTCTTTTGCTTCTTCTGGTTTCATATTAATTTCCTCTTCATCATCAATCTCAACAATTTTTAAGTCTGCGAAATCACAACCCATTGCGAATCCGTCAATCATTTTCTTCTTAACTCCAAATACCTCTATCATGTAAGAATTATTTTCCATGATTTTTATTACATCTGACTTTTTAACATATTCAGCCATTCTTCATCTCCTCCAACTTCTTCTCTATCGGATTAATAATCTCTTCCAATGCCTGTTGCTCATAATTTTCTTTCCAGATTTTTTCTCTTTTCCAAAATTGGATTTTCATAATCTCATTTATTAAATTAATACACGCTATTGCTTCTAACATTCCCCAACATCCATCACAGGCTCTTTCATTGCACCAGTTTATAAATTCTTTAAATTTCATTTTTGAGTTCCTCCAACTTATTTTCAGCTTCTTCACGGGTGAGGAATACCACAACATTCAATTCTCCAAGCCATTCATCCTCGTTCGCCCATAAAAACCATCTGCCGTCTTTTCCGTATTCAATTCCGCTTACCACGTTTTTTCGAATACCCATGCCATATATATCCCATACAGTTGTGCCAATAGGACACGGAAATCTCACAAGCAATCCCTGTTCTTCTAAGTCTTTGTATTTCTTCAACTCTTTCTGCATTATCGCTAATTTAGCAAGTTCCAATCCAGTAAATGCACCGTTTTCTTTGAGTTCCTTTAATTCTTTTAAAGTGCCAATATCTTTGTAAGATTTTAATTCTTCAAGCCATTCCGCAAACTGTTCATGTTCTTCTGCATCTTTAATACAATCAGCTTCGAATCGTTTATTAATTTCTTCATTTCCCAGTGATACCTTAGTAAATTTACCATTCCATCTTTTTCTTTGCGCCATCATCTTTTCATGATTAATTGCTTCTTCAAGTGTTAATCTTTCCATCTACTTCACCTCTTATATACAACCCACTTATCAGAACCTTTGAACTTTACCCTTATCTTTACCGGATGTCCATCACCAATCATTCCATTTGGCTTATATTCACCAACAAATGTTGCTCCTTCCAATGCCTTATGGCTTTTCTCGCATGCAATAGCCTTTTCTTTATCCGCATAGTCAGTATTGCAGATTTGACATGTATATAATATTTTCTTAATCATCTACCTCACCTCTTCCATCTGACTTTCTACAGTATCTGCGAGTAACTTCAAGGACTTAATAAATGAGTCCGTCAATGCTGTTCTGTCTGGGTTTTTAGCAAATGTTCTGACAATGTTTACTGCATCCTTGATTTCTTCTTCATCTTCGACGATTTTGGATGCTTCAAGCAATGTCTTTTCAAAGCTGTAAGTAGCGATTTTATTATCGTAAAAAATCAATATGTTTGGAAATGGAATTTCGATATGGTTTAAATGGTTTTCTCTCGCCCATTTGAATCCCTGAAACCTTGCTATTTTCAGAACACTCAAATATTCTTCCCGCGTTCTTACAAATACGTTTTTTCCTGTTAAATCAATCATCATAATTTCCCCCCTGTAATCTCATCAATACACTGATTCCATCCCTCTGCAAAGCCGGTATCAGACGTATTAGCCGGATAATCTCCATTGTATTTCTCTGGTAAATCCATAAGCGGACACCAATCAGGCTTTGCGCTTAAGTCTTCGATATATCTACAATTTATTTTACAAAAAGAATGGAATATTCCACCGTGTAAAACACATGATTCACAATCTTCTGGTGTTTCCATCACTACTACTGATTTATTCATTCCGGCACCTCCATTCCTAAATTAAATAATGTTAATTGTGATTTGAACTCGTTCAACCGTTTTTGAGCTGAATCGTAATAATCTTTATTGATTTCATAACCAACATATTCCAGACCGTATTCCTCATATGCAATCAATGAACTTGCGCTCCCCACATGGGTATCAAGAATCTTCATTCCTTTCTGCAGATATTTCTGACATATCCAACGATATAAATTTACAGGCTTTTGGGTTGGGTGGATTCGCTTTTCGTTCAGTCTTTTGTTGCCCTGCTGTATTGTTCCTTCAATTATTGATTTTCCTTGAAACATTCCTCTCCACATATAGCGAAAAATATCAACCCTTCTTGTAAGACTGCAGTAAGCAACTTCTGCGTCTGATTGATCTGAACCATCGTTGCATTTATCCCAGACTATCAATCCGCCCGCCATTGTGTAATCAAAATAATTACATCCCCAGATAATTTGATTCTTTGAAACCCTAAACAGTTGTTTGAAATATTCTTTATCAGGCGTATTGTTGTCCCATCCATAATTCTTGTACCTACCATCAGGAACATAAATGGAACTTCCATTTTTCTGCTTTACATATTTACTACGATTCTTACCGCCGTGTTCTTTGATTCCGTATGGTGGGTCTACAACTGCCACGTCGAAGTAATTATCTGGAAAGTCCGGGAGAAAATTCATGCAGTCACCGCAAATAAATTCTCTTTGCATCAGTGTTCCTCCTGTAATAATTCTTTATTGTCGAAAATGTTTCCAACTGGCATAGCGTATACCATGTCAATCCAATACCCTAAATCTTTTCTAAGGCATTTGTCTTCCGTCCAATCTACATAGAATCCGACATGTTCTGTTTTCTGAGAATCAAAACAATTTTGATAATATCCATATTTGATTGGAGCATAAATTTCTCCGAAATGATATTTGATAATATCATTTTCCCAAATTTTGTTTCCGTTCTTGTCACAAAGTCCCGTGAACTGGCAGAGGGGCTTCTCGCCTACCATTAAAATATCATCAATTTCCATGTATCCGTATTGACTGCAATAATGCGGATTTTCTTCAAAGCTGATAAATAAACCTAAATGTGTTTTAATTGGAATTCCCTCAATCCATTCTCCTGTTTGGATGCTTTTTGCCCTGAAAAGAATTTCTCTCATTCAACTCCACCGCCTTTCACGATTTCGATTGCCCTGCTCAGTCCAGCATTGTATCCTTGATGCACATCAGATAAAATACATTCTGATTCAATGAATTTATCTCTTTCCAATTCGCTAATAGCCTTATCCACATCAAAAACTGTCGGTTGCTCATTGACACAATCAATAAACTCTTTCTGGTCGGAACTAATACTTGTTCCAATTTCCCAAATTTTGATGTATTTAATTAATTCGTCAGCATCAATCAGTCTACTCATTCAGTTTCACCGCCTTTTATAATTTCATCAATTATTGTATCTTCTTCTATGCAATATTTTTCAAATAAATAATTCTCTAATTGTTCCACAACCTTATCCACATCAAAAGCTGTCGGCTGCTCGTCAACAATATGTATATATCTGTCTATAATCTTCTGTATTGGTTCTCCTAAGATATTTTGAAGCAGTATATCTTTTTTTAATTTATCTGTGTCGATTAACCGCATTCCTCAGCCCTCCTTGTATGGCTCTGGAAGTGGTCGCCATGCCGTAATCTCAATCCAATCATAATTGCTATCAAGATAATATCCGTCACAATCAATAAAGCTTGTATCTTGCCATGTTGTTTCTCCGTTAGTAACCAATATTTCTTGTCCGTCATCTGGCATTTTGCAGTCAAGCATATACTGTATATCAGTTGATATGGATTCTTCCGCACGTTCTTTTTCTGATATCTGATGATATTTTACCGGAATCCACCCATTTTCTTTCTCGTCCTGTTCCAGATCGTCCAGAAGACTATTTACGATATCCAGCGCACTCCCTGGAAGCCCATGCTTATACTGCGATTTCTTTTCTATCTCAGCTTTGTATTGCTCTAATCTGTTTCGTACTCTGCTCATACTTCCACCTCACTATCCTCTGGCATCTGGAACGTCATTCCTTTTTTGAGCATTTCTCCAAGTTCTCCCGCATGTGCTTTGTTTTCTTCCGTTTTTGGCTTCATACTTAATATCCTACATACTTCTGGAATTACATATTTTGTGTATTCCGAATCTCCATAAGCTTCCTGAATCATATCCAGTACTTTTATGGCTTTTTCTTTGGTGGAATAATGACCAATTGGGCACACACAATCCGTTATATTAAACCCTTGTGCACATTCCCAGAATCGCAGCTCTCGTGTATTGTTAAGACTGATCAATCGGCTTTTATCATGGCTTCCGATTAACATTTTGTGTCCTCCTTATTCGATAAAACTCGTTCCGCACTGACAATGATAACTAATATGTCCGTTATATTTGCTTACGTTCGCTGTTACCTTTCTACCGCATGAAAAGCAAGTTACCTCTTTCGTCAGCGCCTTTTCGTATTCTTCTACTTCTTTATCTTGAATGAATCTCTGACCGCACCAGTGGCACTGCTTAGTGCTATATGGCATTTCTCCACAAATAGGACATTCTGGAATTATTCCGTAACCATCATTTATGATAGGGAGTTTGATTGGTTCTCGCTTTGAATAGATGTTCCAGAGTTCTTTTCTGCGGTTTTCTCCGTCTTGCTCTATTAAAGCCTTGTACTTCTCTTCCTCTTCTTTGTCCCAGTAAATGACACAGGCTTTGTCTTCTGGTGAAATGTCTTTGGTGTACGGCTGTGTCGTGCAATGATAGCCTGTTTCGCCCTTCCTTTTTCTTGACTGACATCTCATGCAGCCACCGCATTTTTTATCCATCAATTCTTCTGGATAAATGCTTGTGCTGGAACGCCTTTCTCTTTCTGGCATTCCGTCACTGAATTTAATTTCGCTCATTTTTCATCCTCACTTTCCTAATGTAAGCAACTGACACGCTATTGTGCAGTCCTCCATGATTTCTGTGTTAATTCACTACATTAACCTTTATAATCTTCAAATCGTTCACATGTATTGAAAATAAATCTTGAATTGCACCATCTCTGCATTCTTTTCAGCGGATCACGCTTCTTTAATTTGTATTTTTCATAAATCATCACATAGGGCGAAAAACCAATATCTCGAATCGTGTATATTCTTTCTAAGTCTTGTTCTATTGTCGTATTAAATCCACATAAAACGTATACTACGACTTTCGACCTGTTCCATCCTGTAAATTCTTTAAATGTTCTCAATTTAGGAACGATGAAATCTTTATCTTCGTATCTATCCCACGCAAAATGTATTAGCTTAATTTTCATTTGCTTAATGTATTCTGCTTTTTCCTCGGTCATAATCCGAATGTCGCAGCCCTGCGAAAAATCTATCCATGCCTTGCTATCTATTAACTGCCGGCTTGAATCTTTCCAGTCTTTACAAGCAAACATGTTTGGATCAAGCAAAACAATATTCTTTTGTCCGTTCCAAAATTCGGATAAATCTGCTACTTTACAGCTTTTCTTTCCCTCTTTGTCCTTTACGATACAAAAATCACATCCTCTAGGGCATCCTCTTGTAAGAAAGCCATAAGCGGTATCTTTGCATAATTCTGGATAAAGACTATAATCGGGATAAATGTGTTCAATTTCATCCGGTAATGACTCCCCACCAGACGGATATTCATATCCCGTGCCACCTTTTATGATTTTTGTTGCACATACAGAATGCGGATAATCCGGCGTAAACGTAAATACCTTGCTCATATACACCTTATCTGGTGGATTTATCCATGCTGTTAATGGTTCGTACCACTCAACAGAATCGCCGTTCTTTTTATGCCATGCCGACAGCTTCATTAGTGCAAGATTTGGAAAATTATGACCATCTACATCAATTAACGCAACACGCACCATTTTCTCCTTTCTATTTGACCTTTAGATAAGTGTTATTCCTTTCTTTTAACCATTTATTTACGCTCCAAATCTTCTGACCAATTCTTTGGTTTCTTCTGGAAATCTAATTTTCGTCTTCTCTTCGATTTCCTCCATCATGCTCATAAAGCTTCTCTCTCCGCTATTTGCCATCCTCACATACTCGTTAGTAAGATGAACTACATCCAAAAGCCTGTCTGTTGAAAACTTATGTTTCTTGTTCAAAGCCATCATAATTGTTACAGTATTGACTACGGTCGCCCAATTATCGCCAGTATCAAAGCCGTCGTTGTAGGCTTGATCCCGCATTTCCTGTAGTTCCTTGTACGATTGCTTCATTGCTCTTCCGAATGCCTGTGACATTTGATTGTCACAAGCCAGCACCCTATTTTTCTTTGGTGCTTTCATCTTTAATTTGCTTCCCATATTTTTCCCTTTCGTATCTGTATTCCGTCAAACGGTATGCTCTCGATATTCCCGGATGTTCTGTGGCAATCAGAGAATCCATCTCCAATTGCCGCATATGTCTCTGGACAGTGCATTTTGTGAGGTCTGTCCCATCCATGATTTCTTCGTAAGAAGGCATATATCCGTGTTTCTCAAAATACTCCACCAGAAATCTGTAAATATCGTTTCTGGCAGATTGTCCCTCATTATATTTCCTCTGACGGTAATTCATACGCAAAACGGCTCATCTGCCGCAGTATTACTTTTTTCTTCACGCATTTTATTTAATCTTTCCGCAGCTTTCTTCTTTGTTTCATCGGAATATTTTCTTGGTGGATTGATTTTAATGTAGGAATACGGCAAGTGAGCGAAAATAGATCCATCATTATTTCTGGCAAGAATTTTCACATCATCTGGAAATTCCTTTTCTAATTCCTCACATCTGTTCTTCCAGGAACTTCCGTTCTTAGCAGTAACCCCTACATAATCTCTTCCGGGAATCCACTCAATTACACATTCGTTTGTGTTTTCTGACACAAAACTCACCTCTATTCATTTTTTATTTTTTATCTTTTGAATTTAGCCAGTAGAACTACTGGTGTGTTAGAATCAGTGATAATTTTCTTCATTGAGTAAGTCGTTGAATTTTTCCAACGCCTTAATAGATACTTTGTTATTTGCTTTTTCTGGTCTGATTGATACGTTTAAGTGAGTATCAATGATGTGTTTTAGTTCTCTTGCAAGGGTTATTTTCCCCTGTTGGATTCCATCTCTATATCCTTTTGCTGGACGAAATTCATTGATTTTTTCTTTCCCTTCCCCTTGGCTCCCAGAGGTTTTATTATATCTGCATTGATATCCTTTTTTGGTATACTCTAATATCCAGTATTGTTCCATTTTATCAAGCTGTTCGACAGGATAATGGATAAAATTTATTTTCCACCCAAAAGGATTTTCTTCGCTGTAAAATCCTCTTTTCTTAATTGATAGGTCTATGTGCTGATACCCAGTAAGGTGTGAGCACATCCTCTGAATTATATGTACTGCCTGACCTATATAAAAGTATGAGATTTCGTTTTCATCAGTTCTGGTTAAAAAATATATTCCGCTCCCATCATCAAGCTTTGGATTGATCTTCATGAGTCTTTTTCGATTCGTTGTTTCAATAGCTTTTGCCTGTCTAAGCTTTTTATAATCCACCCAGAATCACTCCTTTTCAATCTGGTCAATGAGTTTTTTGCACTCAGCTTTGACATAAGCAAGTGAGTGAATTTTGCAATCTGGATTTTTGTTTAATTCTCGCCAGTAATCTCCCATTATTTTAAGCATTTTTTTGAAGTCTGGTTCTTCCCCGAAATACTGTTCTGCTATCTCAATATCATAACCATCGAAACAATGAGCGCAGTCAAATCCAATCCACCATGTATCATCATCGTCACAATCGTGTAGAAATGGTTCTGAATAAGTAACTCCACCATGACAGTCAAGATAACCTAAATCATCAACACTTTTCTTTGCTAACTTATGGCTGTAAGGTATACCAACATATCCGCATCTGTATGCTCCTGGCATAAACAGAACCACATATGGATAACCTTTGTATGTAGACTTTGTTTCTAAAACTGGTTTCATTTAATCACTCCCATTCACTCTCGTATTCATCTTCGCCCTCATCATAGTAACCATTTTCCATGATTTCTTTGAATGCAGCTATTGCCTTTCTGAACCTGTCACGCAAAACCTGTTCTTTCTGTTCAAGATCATCAATAACCTTTTTTCTTTCTGCGATTTCTTCTAAAAGAGATTTATTCTCTTCTTCAAGATTGTATCTGGCAATGCGTTTCATGGTTGTTGGATCAAGTTTTACAAGTTCCTTTCCAGTAACGTAAAGAGTTGTTGGATTCATTATTGCCGGCGCATACGTTCTTGTCTCGCCATAAACCGATGTAGTTTCTATTTGTTCTGGCGGTTCAGTAATATCCTCAATAGATTCAACATCAAAGCACATCATTTTCTGATTGCTAAAATAAATAATCTGTCCTGTTTGTACCATTTCATCACTCCTAACTAAACGGAAATTCATCTTCCATACTGCCTAAATCTGGCACATCCATGAAACTAGGTTCCGGCGGCGGTACTGGTCGTGTATCTGGTTTCTGTGGATTCTCTGTCTGACCTTTGTTTTCTGCAAAATCATGTGATTCCACAAAACAGTCATTTGTGTATATTTTTTCACCATTTTGGTTCGTATAACTTCCAGTCTGCCATTTCCCTCTAATATTAATTTTCATTCCTTTTTTCAGAAATTTCTCAACAAATTCTGCATTCTTTCCAAGTGCTACGTATGGTATAAAGTCGGCTTTACGCTCTGTGTTCTTTCTTTTTTCTCTATCAACCGCCAATGTGTATCTGGCAATCTTAGTGTCGTTAGTTCCCATTCGTATTTCCGGGTCAGCTGTCAGCCGCCCGGATAATACAACTACATTAAATCCCATACAATCACCTCTCAATCTGAATGTCGCATCTAATAAGTGCGTGTTTGATTTTCTTTGTATTTCCTGTTACAGTTTCTTCTTTCCCGATAACAAAGGAAATATCATCTTCTGTTACGTTGAATCCTTTTGTTTTGATATGCTCCATGATGATTTCTTTAATTTCATCTGTGCCGATTCCGATTGTTATTTCCAATGGTGTTACCTCCCTGGTTTGTATACTGGTGGCATTGGTTGCCATGCAATGACTGGGTAATATGCAATTCCGTGTTCTTCTACCATGCCCCATCTTCCACCGCCTAAATATGTAAGGGTTGTTGGTAACTCGGCGTCTTTTATGGTAACGTTGTATTTTATCTTATCTTCTGGGCTTTCTCTCACATCTGGCTCTGGCGGTAACTTCACATCTGTTGGAATCCACATATCCGCAGGACTGTAGGAACAGATCAGTTCTTCAACTTTCTTGATTGCGTCATTCCAACCTTTGTCGTACTTACATTCCTGTTCGGAAGGTTCTGGCTTTTTCAGTTTGTTAAGTGTTTTTAAGAAGATTTTCATTGGTTAATCCTCCTTAACTTTCTCGACAGTTTCTTTTATCGCTTCTTTCACAGCCTTGGTTTTAATCATCTTATCTGCCAAGGCTTTTGCCGCTTCCTGTACGATCACGCTTTCATTCTTTTCTAGTATCTCGGAAATATGAGAATGTATCATCCTACACAGCGGCTCATTGGTTTCTCTACTACCATATAACTCTTTTTTATAAATAACTCCTTTGATTTCTTTAGTAATTTTTTCAACTACCCTGTCCTCAACATTTTTACGGATTTCCTTGGCAATTTCTTCCTCATTAACACCAATCGTTACTGGTACACTGAATACGCTCATTTTCAATTTCCCTCCCCTATAGCTATCACATCACATCCAATAAATACCAATTCCTCATGTTCACTCATTCCATAGCCGACAGATTTTCTTCCTACTTTAAAAAATACATTATTTGTATTAACCGTAACTCCTTCAGTTTTTTCCATATAATCAGAAACAATAGCTTTCAAAATATCTTCATTTAAGAAAGTTTTTCTTTCGACTATCGGATGTTCTTTTGGCATATATTCAAGCCATGTCTCTACACCTTTGTATTCTTTTCCTTCTGTGTCAGTCCATTCGCCATTTCCAGCATATGCAAGCATGATGATTTTTTCGGAGTTTTCCAACTTTACATAATACAAACATGCGGTATCATCAACTGGTGTTTCTGGAAGCACATCTTCTACTGAACGCCATGCACTAGGTGAAGGAATTGTTTTTCCTGTTTTGCGGTCTACATGCTCCTGTCCTTTAATTACATAGTTTTTAAATTTTTTTGGCATTAATTTTCTCCTTTCAAAACGGACATAAGTCCAATTTAATTTCCAGTCCAGGTGTTGCAATCTGGACGAGTGCATCATCCCAAACAACCGCTTCTTTTATCTCTTTCAAAATCTGTTCCGGGTCAGCTGCTTCATTACTCAAATGAACTAATGTTACCGTTCGTAAAGCCGCCGTATGATTCATATTTACTAAGTTTTTGCAAGTATCTAAGGAACAATGCCCTTTAAGTCTGTGAGCGTAATTTTCAGCTGTTTTGTCAACCAATTCATTACAATAGTTACACTCAATAACAAAGTGGTTCAGTCGCATTGCTTTGAAGTTGTACTTGCAGTATTCAAAGTCTGTCATGTACAGCAGTTTTCCCATTTCTTCATGTTCTACGATATAACCATAATTGAAGCACGGAATAAGTTGCCCTGTTTCCTTATCCCTTGTAGTATGTGGCAGATAGAACGGTATTACTGTAAATGAGCCAACCCGAAACGGTCTTTTCTCTGGAACACCTTTCATCAATTCGCCAGTGATGATTTGCAGATGTTCCACGGTTTCATCATTGGTGTAAATTTGAATACCTAAATTCATCAGATTTTTAAATGATTCACGGTGATCGCTCAACCGTGTTCATGTGTCAGAAGCACGCCAGAAACATCACTTGTTCTGTAATCAATAGCTTTCAGAATGTCTTTGTATCTGCATCCACAGTCCAGAAGAAGTATTTCTCCGCTGTTCGATTTTAGAACATAGCAGTTTCCGTGGTTGCTCCCTGTGTTTACCACTCGCATGAACATTTTTCATCACCTCGCTTTCTTCTTATTTATAGCTGTTTATAATTTCAGTTGCAGTTCTTCCGACTATGTCTTTGTCAGACTGCTGGTATGGTGGATTTCCTTTGTCCCATAACTTTTTTATATCTTTAATATCTGTAGCCACCATTGCATCCCTTATTAATTGAAGTTCTCTAAGTGAAATTTCCACGGTTACAACAGAATCCCAGATGATTTTTCCTCTCTCTATCTCTTTCATATCAGTTTTCCTCATTCACAACAATACCGCCGTGGATAATAACTCTCTTTCCGTCCGAATCGTCAAAGTAAACTTCATTCTCAGATTCGGAAACATCGAACTTCCCAGACCAGGACTTGATTTTACCGCCGTTTTAATCGTAAACAGTTACGGTACGGTTCAAACCACCGTTCCAATTACTTGAAAAAGATTTTACTTCCCTGTCAAAGCTTTCGGTACAGCCTGTGATTGATACACAAGCTGTTACTGCTGCCACAATAATCAATTTCTTTTCCATCCTACATTTCCTCCTGGCTCATAAATGACGGAATTTCTGTTTCCACTGTCTCTGCTGCCGGAATTGGTTCTTTCTCTGTTGTTTTTACGGTTTCGGCTACGGTTGGCTGCTTTGGCTTTTCTTCGATTGCTTCTGGCTGTGGAATGAATTCTTCTGTATTTGCATTCTCACTAATTTCATAAGCAACGTCTTGTTCAATAATATCCTGTTTTGGAATATCCTCTGTATTCTTGTCAGCTTCCTGTACAAAAACATCACCGTGGCTGTTGATGATCTGCTTTAATGCACGATTGATAACTGTTTTCTTTGCCATTTGATCGGTAAACTTCTGGTGTGTTCCATTGCCATTTTCTTTGTACCCATATCCCTGTAACCAAGATTGTTTGATCTGTTTCATGTTCATTACTTCCAAATGCTTTGTTCCATCTTCCATCAGCACTACTGCATATGCCCCAAGAATCTTATCGTTGTCAATGTTCATAAAATCCTGTTCATGGGAATCAAGCACCTTGTTTCCATCTTCAATGTGGTATTTGAACTCATCACCATCATAAATGACTTCCGCATGAATATCTTTCATACCATATCTTCTTGCTATTGTAATGTTTCCGAAGTAAGACCTCTGGAACTGGCACTGATTGCCATAACTAATAAAATAGCCCTGCTTTTTCTGTACCGAAAGACCAAGTGTCGCCATGTTCATAAGGCTGTTTGCAATGCTTGTGGATGTGCAAGATTCCAGAACTGGCTTATTATTTCTGTCTTTTGTTTCTTTCAGAATCAGATATGCCCCCATGAGCGCATTGCTGAGGTTGTAGTCTTTTGGGAACGAAAGACCGTATTCGCATTTTTTTTCAAGCTGCTTAACCAATCCATCAATGAATGAATTGTTGATTACGATTGCCGCCTGTTGTTCTCCTGCTGTTGCTAACTGTGTTTTTCCTGCCATTTTAATTCTCCTTTTCTTTTTTGCCTTAGGTGCATTCAAAATGAGATAATATGTAATGTTCTGTAGTTTCCTATAATGATATGTGCTGTCCTATTTTCGATGTGTCATATTATCCCATCGTGAATACACCTAAGGTTTTATTTATTTTCTTGGGTGCACGCGCAGTAGATTGAAAATATGTTTTTGGCTATCATGTTTTGCCCTTCTGTTTTATTTTCTATCTTCTGGCTTACATAATTTGTAAATTTTCAATCCACCGTGAATGCACCAAAGAGTTATGATCGGTGGCATACGAAACAGAATGAATTTAATGTCGTGTCATGTGCTATGATATTCTGTTATTTTTCTTACTGTACTTTCCGGGCATTCACCCGGATTCATATACCACCGATAGTTACCAAATTAAATGATAGTCACATTGTCCGGGTTGATGTGATATCTGCCGTTTCCGTTTGCTCTCTGTGTTCCGATTCCGATGTACTTTCCACTGGTTTCAATCAGCTGCAATACTGTTTCATATGGAAATACAATGTCCGGGCAAGATACTTCAATAGTAGTTCTCCAATTATGGAACACATTACTGCTACAAAGAACCGGGCTTGCACTGATTCCAGAAGTCGGAACGATCTTATTTACCACCTCAACAGATTCAAAGTTTACCGGGCAAATAGAACCTTCGATTGAAAGAGAACGCTTTATATCTGTTCCTTTCTTTCCTGTGGAATCTTTGAAGAAAGTAATAAATGTTTCCGTGAATGATTTCTTGAATGCCTGGGTAAGAATGCAAGGTCTGTTGTTTGCCATGTAATCTTTCCACTCTTCCTCGGTGTAAAGGGAAATATCTTCATCGTGGAAATTAATTGGTTTTTCCCAGTGAATACCAGTAATTAAGCCCTCCCAAACATTCTTGGGCTGATTGTAAATAGCTGGCATTTTGAAGCCTTTGTCCTTGGACTGCTTGAAACATTCAGCCTGTTCATAGTAACGGCTTCTTTTGTGAAGAATGAGGTCTGTGTCCCCGATCAGTTCAACTCTTAATGTGGTTTCCTTTAATGGTTCGATTGTGATGTTTTTTGCCATGTTGCTTTCCTCCTAAATGTTGTATTGTGATTTACTGTTATTTGGTGAACATTCCTGTTCTGTTTGCGCAAACACTCAAACAGATTAGTAACGCTATGCTGTAATGTAATGTTTTGTTCTGTCATGTGCTGTTCTGTTATGCGAAACTAATCCGTTTGAATCTTTGTGCAAATTTCCAAATGTACTTAGCAAGCAGTAGAATGTGCTATATTTTACTGTCGTGTGCTGTTCTCTATTGTGCGAAGATATAATTTTCTTAGCAGTTTTCTACTGCCAACTAAATACACTTGGTGGCTTATCTGCTCGGTAGGTAACATGAAATATTCTGTATTTTTATATTCTGCAATATTCTATGGTATCCTTTACTATGGCATCTCATGCCACCTACCCAGGAGATAATTTTGTTTGGATGAGCCGCTTTATAGGCAATATAAAAGTTAGGTGTAATTATCTATAATTAGATATATTTCGCTGTGATCTAATTTACCGCGTTATGTTTCGATATACTTTCCTAGCGATTTATACCGCCTACAAAACAGCCCATCCGGTAAGTGTTGTGTCCTGTTGTATTCTGTTTCTTGCTGTTATTATCTGTCTTATTCTTTCCTATTCTGTTTTAAGTGTTCACAACACTCATCGCTCTGCATAAGCAAAAACATTTTTAATATAATGTATTGTGCTTTCCTTTCCTATTTTTATATGTTCTTCCCTGTTGTTCCGCTTATGCAGACTGATAAATGCTGTGGTTTTCTACGATCATAAACCTGTAAAAAGAAATGTTATGTGGTGCGCTATATTATAATTTTCTGTCCTCTGCTTGCCATATATTTTTTACAGGCATATCAACGTAGTAATTTCGCCGCTACTGCACTCATGTCCCTACAAGAATAAGGTGTTTTGCTTTGCTCTGTGATATTATGTATTGTCCTATTTAGCAATATAATGTGCCATAATATAGTTTGATTTCTTCCTACTCCTGTAGGCATATCAGCACAGTAGCGGCATTTATGTTTAACTAATCAGTTCCCAAACTTCTTCGTATTCAGAAATATTCTGGTATTTCTGCTTTACTGAAAGAAGTTCATTCCGACAGCGCTCTAAAAGTGCTTCGTATTCATCTGGCTGCTTCAAAATAAGCTGTGTTGGCTTGTATCCGCTTTTCCCATCTGTCTTGTAAAACACTCGAATTGCTGTCGGCTTTGACTTGTTATCAATATCCTGTTCCACGATTTTTAACTGACAAACTATCTGTCTGGCTTCGTGGATTCTGTATTTTTCAGCTGCTATGGAATCATCCCATGTAAAGCACTTATGTAATTCTGTACTTTCGTCCCTTGCTTTCTCAAGAATCTGCTGTGGTGTAGCAGATTCCATCTGATCGCAAATTTCCATGATTTCAGATGCGCATTTTGTAGCATCTGCCTTGAAAAAATGTTTTCCCCATGTTGCTGTTAGCATTTTCCCCTCCTGTTTCTGCATAGGTGCCTGTGTATAGCAATGAAAGATGTTCTGTATTGTCTTGTTCTCTGATTTTCCGTTCTTTATAATCATATATTTCGGTATAATGGCAACTTTCATTGCCATGCAACGACACCTATGCTTTTTGATTTTTTATTTAGATTCTTTTCACTCTCAAATCATCATCCGTCACTCTTAGGACAATCATTTGCTGTTCAGCACTAGGAAGTCTGGTTGTGTTTACGCTCTCGCTGTTGTCAACAAAAATCGGCAAATTCAAACCGTTCAAAGCCTGTAAACCTCTAAGCAAATCAATGTCACACAAGATTTTGTCAGAATAATTCAAACCATCAAAGTAATTCACTCCATTACAGATCATCTTGCAAGTTTCCACTGGATTTCCATCAATCGTGTAATCAAGAAAACTGAACTGGAAATGCTTAAAGTATGGATTGATTTTCTCAGCCAGTGCCTTATTCTTCTGAATTGAGAAGTTAAGAACGGTGTCAATGTTCTTTTCAATATCAGCTTGAACCTGTCCAAGGCTTTTCAGTTCTTCATTCAGTTCGGATACTCGCTTTTCTTTCTCTGTGACTGCTGCCTGTGCAATCTTAATGTCTGCATCCACATTAGAAATCTGTTTCATAACATTACTGATCTGCATTCTTAATTCCTGTTTCTTTCCAGAAACATCATCAAATGATTTCAGTTTATCTTCAAGTTCTGCAATTCTCGCTGTAACCGCAAGATATTCTTCATCATTTGTCATATCTACAGATTCTGGAAGCTCCGTAAATTTGGACTGCTCTTCCTCGATCTGCTTAGTAAGTTCAGCAACTTCATCCTGCGCCACACTGATTTCCGACTGTAATTTGTTGATTTCCTCGTTGGTTTTCTTTAATTTTGCAGCGGAAGTATTTCCAAGGTCGCAGACATATTTAAGATTGTTCTGTTTTTCTGATTCAAAGGATTCTTTTACTTTCAACTGTGCTTCAATTCTGAACTTCTTCTTTTCTTCAAAGGAGGCTTTCAATTCGGAAATCTGTTCTTCTGGCAGTTCCTGTCCACAGGTCGGGCAAATAGTTTCTGAATCATTGAATGTTTCGGCTTCAATAGCTTTCAGCCCAGAATCATCCCACTCCATTTCCTTGATTCTTGGATAGTCCTGTCTGGCTCTAT